ACAGCACGATACAGCGAGATACAGCACCATGCAGCGAGGTACAGCACGATACAGCGAGGTACAGCGAGATACAGCACGATACAGCGAGGTACAGCACCATACAGCACCATACAGCGAGATACAGCGAGATACAGCACCATGCAGCGAGATACAGCGAGATACAGCACCATGCAGCGAGATACAGCGAGATGCAGCGAGATACAGCACCATACAGCACGATACAGCGAGGTACAGCACGATACAGCGAGGTACAGCACGATACAGCACCATACAGCGAGGTACAGCACGATACAGCACCATACAGCGAGATACAGCACCATACAGCGAGGTACAGCACCATACAGCACCATACAACGAGATACAAAAAAACGTGCTGCAAATTCGCAGCACGTCAAACAATTAGAACATTTCAAAAAGTTCTTTATATGTATTATATTCTAAATCCTTTGCAAGATATTCGGTAAATTCGGCGGCGCGTTTTTTCGTCAAAAGTTTGTAGTTATGCAAAGTTAAAAACGCTTTCTTTGCAACCGCTTTAATTTCTTGAATGGCATTATATATAACGCCTTTTATTGCGCTTTGGTATTGGTATTCCTCCCAAGTTCTATTATAATAGCGTATTTTTATACTACCTACTTTTGCGGTATCATTTTTATATAAAGTTACTCTATGCCCCCAACTGTTTCGAGTGCACCAAGATTCACAAACAAGCGAAAATTTAACGCCGTTAATTTCTTTGTTGTATATCATAATATATAATATTTAATTTGTTGAATGTAAGGACCGGCGGCGCCGGTCCTCTTCATTTATTATAAATCGATAGGTAAGCCGTTCGTAAGATCAAAAATTGCGAGCTGATTATTTGCACGCCCGATTTCTATAGCTGTTTTCAAATCCTTAATAATCATTGCAGCATCAAAATAATACATATTATTTTGGCTATTATACCAACCGCCAAAAGCATTTATTTCAGGGTGTTCGCTAACGTATTTTACAACGTTCGCAAGGCCTTCAAGACCAAACGAATTTTGTGTTGCCGCAATGGCTACAGCGTACCCTGTTGTAATTGGTTGCAAAGTCGCTGCATTTACAGTAAATCCTTCCTTGTTGTTAGTTGCTGTTGTTGCAAGCGCAATTAACACCGACAATTGTCTTTTGTTCATAATCTTAAAGTATTTTATTTGTTACTATTTGGTTTTTTTCTTTAACTGCTGCAAAGGTATGAAAATAATCTAACACTGCCAAATAAAATAAGAATTTTTTCGTATGGGTATTTATTTTTGTATTATTTTATTATTACACCTTATTATATAAGGCACATTCACGACCACCACAGACCACCACAGACCACCACAGCCCCCCCCTTTATACTCGTTAGCATATATAATAAGATTTGACTAACCGACACTAAGCCAAGGGGTCTCAGTGCGGCGGTTGCTCGCTTGTGAGGTTGAGCCGTTCAAAACAACACCTTTGCTCTAATTCTTAAAAATTTACATGGTTTTATGGGTAGCAACCTACGTGCTGCCACTTTCGAGAAAACCCAAATTACAACGATTATTTGGGGGAACAAACAGATTAAAACGCTCATGTTTAGTACGTTAAAACAACATCAACCTATACTAAAAACACTTAACCAATAGACCAAACTTACACAAAAACGACGAAATACGCACAATGTCCTGCGCATAAAAGCAAAATATCTTAACTTTGCGTTATAAACAACACAAAACACTATATATGATAGACATCGAGATAAAGAAAGACGGGCGCAAGGTGGTGCAGCCCTTTGCTCCCGTTACGGAACTGAACATTATGGAGACCGTTCACCGCAAGGGGTTCACCACGCAGCAGGTGGCAGAACGCCTGGGCGTGACGAAGGCTGCCGTGTCGCAAATGACATCGGGCAACCCCACGCTCTCCACCATCTACAAGATAGCATGGGCAATAGGCGTTGACCCTCGCGACTTCTTCTATCGCATGGCTTCCGACGGCACAATCATCGAAGAACCAAAGGTGAGCTTTGAGAAACTGAAGGAGTATGCCGAGCGCGAACGCTTGGGTCCGCTGTTCGCACAGACTCCGCAAGACGCACACAAGGTGTTGGTATGCCCCAACTGCGCCACCGCCTTCCTCGTCACCAACATTCCACGATATGCCGAGGAGAAGAATGGGGTAGGGTAGACGCACTCAATAATATCATAATACCAAACAAAAGTATTAAAATATTCGTATTTGTATCATTTTTCTTCAAAATAGTTTGTAAATATTCATATAATTATATAACTTTGCATCAAACTTTTAATACTTTACAGAATAGATACATCAAAGAACATTATTATGGAACGAAAGAGAAACAATCTCCGCATAGCTGAAATCATGCAGGAGAAAGGCCTTACACTGACCGACCTCGCCAACAAGATAATCCGCACCGACAAGGACAACAATCAGCGCACAATCACGAAAGCTACAATGAGTTCGCGTATCAACGGCAATCCGTCATTGAGCAATCTTTATGAGATAGCCGACGCATTGGGCGTGAAGATAACCGAGTTGTTCCCGGAAGAAGACCAATGGCAAGAGTGTGATAAGACTCAAAAGGCTTCATCAGAATTTAAGATACAGACAGTCTGCCCTTCATGTGGCGCAAAAATCAGCGCAAGCATTAAGGCAGAGTGATAAAACGACATGTTTCATAATCTTTAATGATTATGTTACTATTTTGGTTTTTAAGCACTGCCGTCCGCGAGGATAGCAGTGCTTTTTGCTTTCAGTCCTACGGACATAGCAAAAAAACGGCAAGACTCATGTGCCTACCGTGGAAATTTCCGTTATGCCAAAGAGTGTTGTGAATGTTAAAACATAGGGAGTTTCCCCATGAGTGCAGAAGACAACAATGGCTCTATTCGATACCTATTTGCCCAAATGTTAAGAACGACATGGGTAAAGGTAAAGAAAGGCGTGTGAAACATCAGGCATGGTGAGGAATACAAACCTACGAAAGTACTAACGTATAAAAATATTAATGTATGAAGAAAATCTTTAGAATGATGCTGCTGTTAGCGATGATGACGACAGCATGTGTGAGTATGAGCAGTTGCAGCAGCGACGACAACGAGGAACCGGAGTATGTGCCGGTGGAGTCGGCTTTTTCAAAACTTCTCAAAGTGAAGCCTGTGCATCAGTTGTCTTATTCCCATAACAATAGCGGTACGGGATCGTTCGGACTTCAAAGCGACCCGCAGGTGGGTAATTACAAGACCGACTACTACACGATCAGTTTTCTCGTCTACAATGCCCCTGCTGACGACATGTACGACGGTCGTTACGAGATAGAGCAGGTCGGCGGTTCGGTGTGGGGATGGAAGGAGCAATGGCAACCCGAATACAAAAAGCACGAACTAAGCACTTGGGACAACAACCAGCCCGTAAAAGGTGCCTGGGCAGAGATAAAGACTCTTGATAAGGGCGACGAATATGGGAAAAAGACGTTCCGCGTGAAGCTACACGTTGACGAAATGACGGAAAAGAAAGGAGACTATGCCCGCGACATCAACATCTCTTTCACTGGACGCGACACGGGTCCTATGTTAGTGAACTAAAATCAGCAAAATCCGATGTAAAAACAAAAAAATATTGTACCTTTGCAGTCACGAATATGGCTATTTGCCATACTTCTGTAAAGTATAACAAAAGTTGGGCCGCTTCTGTCTGCGAGGATGGAAGCGGTTTTTTTGATTTAGTCCTTTTACTTTCGCTGTCAACAAGAAGATGGCGTAACCACCACAAGCAGGAGTACGTGCAGCATAGAGCCGATAACAATAGTAAATCCGTAGCGACAAATATCATCCCACTCAATACCCGGTAGCTTATAACGCTTCCATTGATAAACCTCACGCAGCACCATTACGGGCAGCGCGAGAACGCCCACAAATATAGACGCAATAAACCATCCGATAGCACCTTGTCGGTTTCGCTTGTTCTCGTCGTAGCCTTCATCTACCATATCGAGCTGCGCTGCCTTGTAAAAAATAAAGAGCGTTGTCGCTCCCAATATGATGCAGTTCAGCAGCATCAGTATTCCTCTTATGTTCATGTGTTTTCGTTCTATTCTATTGTTATCCAAATCTGTTCTCCTCTCTCGTCAGCAGCTTTCAGAATAGGGTAGAGCTTACGGAACGTTGCCGTTGAGTTGAGCACCTTGCCCCTCTCCTTATTCTCGCCGACAAGGATGCAGCCCTCCGTGTCTTTCGCCGTGTTGCCGCAGTGAATAAGCACCCCTTGGAAGCCTATCGTATTGCACAACCTTGGCAGTCTGCCTTTGCAGAACTGATACTGTGCCCGACCTCCGAAGCGTGGCGATACTGTCTTCATGTCTACGAGGTATCTGCCCGTAGGTATGGCGGTTTCGCCCTTGATTTTAACTCCGCATATCTGCGCAACTGACATATTAGATGTCAGTCCTCTGTCCTTATCCTCGAGCGTGTCGCAGACATACTCGCCGTTGACGTACATCTTGCCTATTGTGTACGTCTCCTTTTTAGCTATTCGCTTTAATTTTACTTCCATGATATTTGAATTTTGTTGTTAATCGTATGTTGTTATCTCCAACTTCTCGGGGTAGCCTGCTGTGATGTCATACTTCTCTACCTCCTCAATGGTCGTGAGTTCACTTGCCGCTACCTTATGCTTCGCCGTAGTGTCAAAGCACTGGACAGCGTACATTTCAATGGCAGAGAGTAGGCTTATCGCCTTGTCGCAGGTAAGTATTAGTTGCGTATCGCCAAACCACAATGTGACCTTTTCCAACCCAGAGCTTTGAGCGATAGTAGTGGAGTTCATAAGACCGACACGTGTAGCCTTGTCGAGCCACATTTTTGTGCCGTCTACCAAAAAGCTATTCACTGCCTCTGACGTGTCGTAGGCATCTATCTCCGCTATCTTCTGCGCCTTCGCAGTTGCAAGCTCTGACGCTGCAAGCTTTGCCTTAAACTCCTCGAACGCAGCCATAACCTCGTCCTGCGCGTATTCGCCACTCCGAACTGAACACTCCCAACACTCGTATGCGTTCATCTCAACATTCAACTGCTCGTCGATGTGATAAATGGTCAGACCTCCCAACGCATATTCTTTCTTAAACAAATCCGCAGGGATGAACGTGCGGACAAAACCAATCGTTTTCTTCATATTCTTTATTTATACTTATTGTTAATTTTTATTTTTGTCATATTAATACAATAGACTCTATCCTTGTGTGGCATCATACACCACGCCTTGCGTCTTATGTTGTACGTATTGCGATGTACCAGCAGACCAAATAGGCTATTAATGCGATTGACGTATCCTGCAAGTTCTTCGCCTTGCGGATTTTCTTTTGCACCAAACTTGTCTATCGTCTGGTAAAGATGTCCTACCGTTCTCCTGTTTGGAAGCAACCGCCCCCGTCTTATCATTGCTCCTGTAAACCTTACACCCGAACCTGCTCGTTGCAGGCTTGTTTTTCGTGGGTGTAGTGTCAACCCAAGTTCAGTGTGTAGATATTCTCGCGCCCATTGCAACACGGTGTGCAACAAACATCTGTCGGGATGTATCGCAATAAAATCATCCACATACCTGCCATAACCGCCACTACCTCCAAGCCTATTAATCACCTCTCGGTCGAAGTCAGCAAGCAGGAGGTTGGCAAGCATCTGACTGGGGAGATTACCTATTGGTAGTCCTTTGCCCTCTCCGCAGGTGAACAGAGATTTGTTCTTCGGCAGTCTGTCCCACAGAGTCAGGTCGCCCACCTTGACGCAGTTCTTTGTGGGGTCGTGCAGTACAACGGATTTCCATAGCCACAGCCACCATTCTATATCGTCACCATCATACCTCTCTCTTATCGTATGTTCGAGAAGTCTGTACAAAAGCATGCGGTCAATGCTCATAAAGAAGCCTTGCAGGTCACACTTCAATACCCACGCCTCACGCTTGTAGCTGTCAGCTACACGTTCTATTTGCGTCCGAACATCATTAATGCCGTAGTCCGTGCCCTTACCCTTGCGGCAGGCATAGGCTCTGTCCGTCAGTTCTCTGTCGAGTATATCGCCGAACTTCAAAGCGAGCAAATGATGCACTATGCGGTCACGAAACTTGGCGCAGAACACTTCCCTCAATACAGGCTTGGTGACACAGAAGGCTTTGCTCTCGCCTATCGTGTATGTCATACTGTTCAACTCCTTATAAAGGATGTAGTTCTCGGCAATGTATTTTGTTGCGTATTCCATACAACTCTCGCTTGAACCTTTATGTTTACAACAGTCCCTGTACGCCTCGTAGACAAAATCGAGTGTAATATATTCCCTCACTTCGTATTTGTATCGTTAAGATTGGCATACACGGAGAGTATCGTCACGCACATACAATCGAAGACTGGCAGAGCCATGTTGCTGTTCGACTTGGTGTTGTTGTTCGGACTGGAACTAAAGTTCCAAGCGTTCGTGGCATTGTTCTGCGTTCTCGGCGTTATCTCCTTTCGGTCTGAACACTTCTCCCTTATCAAGAGTTGCGTGTCAACGCCCCTTGTCACATTCGTGACGGCTCTCCCGTGTTGTTCACACTCCACGGTTCTCACCTTTGCGATTTCGCTCAGTCTTCCGCCAACCGTACGCCTCCTTCAGCACCTTGTCCACTTGATGATTAAGGTTGGTCGCGGTCTTGACGGGCAAGAAGTCCGCGTCCGTAAAGAGGTTGATTCTCGACTTGACTTCCGACATAAGCAGGATATATTCATGCAAGTTTTCTTCCCTGTTCTCGAAGCTCTCATTAACGCGCCTTACGACATCGAGAGCCGTACAAGCCTTGCTGATAGCCGTCTCGTATGCACCATACCTAATGATGCGACTTACGTTCTTGCTGTATTGCAGTAGGAGCTTGCAGAGCAGATATGTATCCTTGTAGATAAACAAAGTCTCCGTGTATGCCATTTTGTTTTGAATTATTATTGTTGCTCATTCTCCGCCTGCGTGCCGCTTTGCGCTCGCTGCGCTCGCGGAGAGATAAAGAGACAAAGAGATTAACAAGCGAAGACTGGCAGAGCCATGCTGCCGCTCGACTTGGAGCCGAAGTTCGGACTGAAACTAAAGTTCCAAGCGCCCGTGGCATTGTTCTGCGTCGATGTCCATTTCCATTGTGAGAAAAGCGAACTGAACAGCTTTGCATTGGTGCCGCATACAACCTTTACAACCTCGTCCACAATAAGTACATTCGCGTTTGCTTCAAACATTTGCCCAATCGCCGGAATAAAACCGTGCAGCTGAACGTCTGCCAAGTCCGCCGTCTGCTCATAAGCATAGGCAAACAGAGGAACCGACAATCCGCGCTCTTCTGCTTCTTCGCGTATTAATCTCGATGATTTTGCACCATTGTAGTACAGCGCGTCTTTAACGTTATTGCCGTTAAGAGGGATGTTTTTAAATTGAACGTTCTGTGTACACCACGGCTTATTCGGATAGCTCTGTTGCAAGGCTGCTGGCGAGAAGCCGAAACAGTTGTTGCCATTGATGAGGTTCTGCGTCACGAGCTTTATGAGCACCGCCTCCTCTGCGGTCTTGCCCGCCGCCTGCCATTCGTCCGCTGTATATTGCGCTCCTGTAGCATCGAGAACAAACACGCCCGACGTAGCAGGGTAGTAATGGAAGTATATATTGTGTTCTTCTATATCCGCCACGTTATTCTTCTCATATACACCGCGAAAAGCGTAATAGCCGTCTCTCTGGGCAGCAGTAATCCTGTATTCCTTGTTGTATGGCACGCGGAACGTCACCTGTCCCTTGCTGTCGGTTTCGGTCGTTACGGTGTCGCCGTTTGTGACAGCGCAGGTCACTGCCACGCCCTCAAACGGACTTACCCCTCCGTTCTCCGTCTTATCTACCGTCACTATCACGGAAGCCTTCTCGTCGCTTATCGGCTTATACTCCACGTTTATGTCGCGTACTCTCAGTGCGGCGGTATAGGTAAGAGAGGGAAGCGGGTCACAGCCTTTTAGCTCCTGAAAAGCTATTCTGTATATCGTACCTCGCGGTATTGCAAACGACACCTTTCCGTCGGCATCCGCGGTGTATTTCGTGAATGTTGAAGCACCGTTAAGGAAGACGTTGACTGCTACACCTTTCACACTTACTCCAGCAACAGATGTTGCCATGGTGATATTCACTCTCTCCTCCAAGTCCCACTGCTCGAAGTCGAGCGTACTAACGTCGCCATTTCTATCGGTCACTACGAGTACGTTACCATTCAACTCTGCGTTGACCCTCTCTGCCTCCGTAGTTGCAGTCATAGCCTTCTTGGCTGTCTCGGTTGCCACGGCTGCTGCATCGGTGGCTATCTGGGTGGCGGAGGACGTATTGGATATTGCTTCGGACACACGTCTCTCACGCTCGGCATCAGCTTTTTCTCGCTCCGTTTCTGCGTTCTGACGAGCTGCTTCTGTTGCTTCTCTCGCAGTTTCTTGACGTATGCGCTCGGTTTCTGACTCCTGACGTACGCCTTCTTCGCGATTACGTGCCAGCTCCGCTTCAGCACGCTGTCCCTCGGCTTCCGTGCGCTTACTCTCTGCTGCGTTCGCCTTGTCGGTTGCCGTGTTCGCTGCTCCTGCTGCGGTGTTCGCCTTACTTACAGCCGTGTCTACGTTCGCAGAAAGCTCAGTGAAGGTAGTCGTTCTCAGCTTCTCTGCTGCGACGCGTGCGGCTTCGTTTGCCGTACGTGTCTTTTCGGCTTCTGCACGCTCGCTCTCAGCATTGGTACGCTGTGTTTCGGCTGCGTTTCGACTGTCTTCGTTACTCACGCGCTCAGCCTCTGCTGCCTGACGAGCTTTCTCACTCTCGCTGCGCTTGCTTTCCTCTGACACACGCGATACTTCCGCTGCCACTCGCTGCTGCTCCGCAGAAATACGCTCGTTCTCGTTGGCTTTGAGCGTTACGTCTGTCTGCTTCGCCGTTTTTATAGCCGTATTAGCGTCGATGATTAGCTGCGACAGTTCAGCCGTCGGAGGCAGGATAACAAGCGCCGTGTTCATCTCCACCGAGTCCTCACCTTCGATAAGCTCGCCATTGAACGCCGTGTCGCCGGAAGCGTTGTTGTCTACGATGCAGAACTGCTCGTACTCCTTGCTGCGCCAGTCATTGCCGAAAATCCTGCCACGCACTTCGAGAGCGTATGTACCAACCGATACAGCGTCGCCCTCGACACGCGCATTGATGATATTATCCTCCGTCGTGTCGATAGCGTAGCTTAAAGCCACACGCCGATACTGGTTCACGATGTTTACAACGATGTCCGTGCAGGCAGGTAGCGGAAAAGCCACCTGCTCGCCGTTCACTATCTTGCACACTGGTATGCGCAACGTAAAATCGTTGCCTCTAACTATTTTCTTCATATCTTAATCTTTTGGTTGTTCTTTTTCTGTTGCTGTCGGGTCGTCAGACATAGCTTCCTGCTCACCGCCGTCATTTACCGGTTTTCCGTCGTCAGACTGCGCCGTTGGCGACTCGAACGGCACGTTGTATCCATTCCAAACGATGCTGTAGGTCCTGTTTGCTGGCACGTAGACAAACTCGCATGTAAGTATCACCATCCACCCTCGTTCAAGCCAATATGGTTTTGATATGTCCTTGCCGCCGACGAGCGACGTGTAGCCGACGAGGTTGATAGTCGTTGTAGGACTTCCACTTGTATTGTTGCGGATAATGAATGTCTGCCCGAGATATGCCGCTGCGCCTTTTGGTGTAAAAGCCTTGCCGATTAGGCTGTCAGAGACAAGGGCTTTCCATGCCGTGTTTGCCGGCTGGTAAAATGGCAGAGTCACCACCGGGAATGCGCTTCCAAGTTTGCTGCCGAAGTTTCCCGATAGTTCTATGTAACTGCCAGCCGCCACAAAGTCAAGGGTCACATAACCGTTCTGTATAGGCTTTTTCTTCGAGAGGTACTTGTCAATGTTGTTGGGCGTAATCGTTGTCAGCCTTTTTCTGACAAAGCCCGAAAACAAGCCCGAGTACGTTTCAAACTCACCTTTCTCGTTCACGCTCGCGGTTGTCTCGCCGCTATTATTACGTATCTCGAACTTGTCCGCAGTTGCCGTTATCTTGCCGTTCTCGATGTCTAACCCAGTGCGCAGTAGTTTGGCTGCAATACCACTGTCCTCGATAAAACCACTCTTGCCCTCTATCCAGTCGGTAGGAGTTGCACCCACCTCTAACTTCGGCATTGTCACCCACGCCTTACTGCCTTGCAAACAACGGATTAAGACAGCATTAGGTATGCCAGTGCCCTCCGAACGCCAGTGTACCCAATAACGCTTCCACTCGCTTGTGAGAGAGAATCGACGACCTCCGTCGGCGTTGCTTGTTGTTGTATCGCGCTCGCTGTCCTCGGCGAATATGCTTAGATTAGAACCACTAAACATGTCTGCGTCGATGCTGCCGGAACCTTTTGCCATAAACGAGAACATATAGTCCTCATCTTTTTTGATGATAGAGCTAACGCTCCACTGCGCCATCTCAATGTATTTGGAAGCAGCGTTTGTATATATTACCGAGCATCCGTTGTTGTACGACTCGTTAGTGACCACTGACGCATCCATTCGTGTCAGATTGCCGGCTTTGGCGAACGTGCGCGTGTTGTCAAGAAGATTGCCCCCGATGTAGTCGTAATCGTCAGGCGATGCGCTCCAACACACAAAGTCCTCCGCAGTACCCTCTATGAGGATAGGGTGGGCGATGTACACCTGCTGACTCGCAGTAGATGCGTTAGCCTTTAGGCACGCCACGGAAATCCACTCATAAAGGGCGTTCGCTGCCACGGTAAAGGTTTTTTGGTAGAGATGCCAGCCGTTGCTTGGCGTTATCGTTACGCCGCCTAAATTCGCACTGCCGTTCGGACCGGTATATCCACCTGGTCGCGACGTGTCGTTTGCCGAACTGTGCCATATCGCCTCGCCCACAATCTCTACTTTGGCTGATTTCGTGCGAGCCCAAAACGCCAGTGTGTACGTTTTGCCCTTGGCGACATGTATGTTGTGAGAGTTCGCTGCTCCACCCCATTGCGCACCGCCTGCCTTGGCATCGGGCGCGAATATCACATTAGCACCCTCATGCGCCGACGTGCGATATATCTTAGAGCGTAGAAGAGAGAAACCCTCGCCTTGCTTGCGGAACAACGAGCCGACGAGCAGGTTACGTCGCTCGGCAAGAGTGTAACCTACCTTCATCGCGATATTGGTTGCCGTCTGTGTTATCTCCGAGCTGGCCGACTCTATCTGCTTGGTTACATCCGTCTTTGTCGGATAATACTTCCCCACATTTAAGAGTATTTGATTTGGCATCTGCTTTATATCTGATCTCATCTGCGTTATGTCACTCTTGTTGGTGGCGACCGTTGACTTGAGTCCATCCACAGATATCACAAGCTCCGCAAACGACTGCGTGCTTTCTATCTCGCCATTAGCATTGCGCGTAATGAACTTAAACTTATCGGCTATGGCGAACATCTCCTGACGTGACAGGACAAAGACCTCCTTGTTTTCTAACGAGTAGCTATCTACGCCTTCGTACATCTTTAATGATGGCGCATCCGCTCCGTATGCCGACAAAACAACGACCGACTGGCGTGCCGTGTCCGTCGTATTGCCCATCTGTACAAGCTCGTCACCTGCCTGCGGAATATCGCTGCCAGTATCGCAGAAATCAGCAAGCACATCGATGAAATCTTTGCCTACCTTGTAAACCTTGCGCCAGTAATATCTGTTTTTCACGTTCTCATTCACGCCCTCCTTGACGTTGAACGTCTGACAGCGCACGAGGTCGCCCTCGACGAACTGGTTTTCTATCTCCTCGTCGCCTTTCTTCTGCGAGAAGTAGCAGCGGTAAACATCGTAGCGCAGAGGAAGAGCTTCATATTCGGGAAGATATACACCTTTCTCGAAATAGACCACATTGCTAATCTTCATGGCAGCAGGCGACAGAACAATCTCACCACCTACGCTTTGAAGCTCTCGGATTACGAGCCTTACGAACTCCGCCGCCTTGCGCACAAGGAGGCGGTCTACCTCCAAGTAACTGTCACCACTTCCGTTATAATCGCCAAGTTTGAAGCCAGAGCCGAGCGCACCCGAACGGAACGCAGCCGACACAATCTCTTTGAGAGTTGCGATGCCGTCGGGGGTTATCTTGTGAATTTTATTATTAGAAATAAATTTTATACCACTTAGAAAACTGATAACACCTTTTGCTTCATCGTCGTGCACACTCGACAAAGCATTATCGTCAAGATATTTAGGTGTGACAATATCGGTCTCCGAATCAAGAGGGGTTTTTGTGTTGGTAATTCCAGATATAGCCCCCGCTTTCCCTTCAAACGCAATGCTGCCGCCGGTCACAATAGTTACAGCCTTTGCAAATAACTCGCGGAACCACGTGCCAGTTTTCATTGTTAGTTTTTTGAGAAACGTTACAATACTGTCGGTCTGCGAATAGTGGTACCACTCGCTTTCAGTTCCAATGGCGGATATGGCTTCGTCGGAAGACAGATAACCCCAAAAACAACGTGTGTCCCAATCGCGGGCTATGGTGCCGTTGTCGCCTGACGACGTTATCTTGCCTTGCAGGAAGATGTAGTAGTACTTCTCATCACCAATCTGTTCGGCGTTCGCGTTCTTGCCGTAGATGTCAATCTGCTCAGACGGAAACACAATCCATGCCGAAGCCGCAGAACTTAAACTGCGCGGTATGGCGGCATAGACGTATTTTTCGGTGTGCGAGTTGAACACAGTAGGCGAAGCCTGCAACGGCCAACGGCGATAATTGTGACCGGCATCATAGCCGATGATGTCTTTGACGTACACAAGTATCTGGGCACCGCTGACGCACGATGCCTGAACATAATCGGGATAACCAAGGGCATTCAGCTCGATATGAAGTGCCGTAGACGAAATCCAATAGTCTTTGGTTGTTGCTTGTGTCATATATTATGTTGATTTTTCTGTTGCGAATTTAGCATAAAACGCTCTATTCATACGGACATACGCAAACGACCCCAAGGGCACGTGCGTCTCTTGAGGTCGCAAGCCGACTGCAAGCCGACCGGTTCCTAATTCAAAACTCAAATGATGGTACTTCCTCGGAAGTCGAGTTTCGCCGTAAACGACACGCTGTGCACACCTTCTTTTGTCTTGTCATCAAAAGAGATCTCGTCGTCGGATGTGATGGTGCAGGGCAAGAATTTGCCGTTGATGCTTATCCATGCGTGTTCTGTCATCAAGAACTCATGTAGATACCATGCGAGCCATGCTTCATCGAGAGGATCGGTCTGAAAGTTCCATTCCTCCTGATTATTCTGCTTGCGGGTTGTTGCACGTGAGATCGAGCGCAGGGATTCTTTTTGTGTCAGGGTGTAGTTGTTGGTTGTAATGCCGAGTTTCTTGCTATACACTCTTGGTACACTAACGCTCTCCAATACGCCGAATGAATTGATGAAGCGGAACTCTGTGCGATGCTTGGCTTCGGTCTGCGGCATGGCATAAACGCTGATGTCGCCAATGGTTTGTCGTCCTTCATTGGTTATCGTGAAAGCCTTGGCTTCGGGCGCATTCCATGTTGCTGTGGTGAAGTCGATGGCAGGCGAGTAGGGATCTACGTAGATGATAGTTTCGCCTACACATGCCAACTGCGGTATGGTGGTGGGCTTGCGTGTCATGCGGCTAACGGGCATTGTGTCGTTTGTGGCCGTGAGTCGGTCGTAATCGGAGAAGCCTCCGAATAGGGTCTGCTTCACATCGTCTCCGGACAAGTAAGACACCGGTGATGTCTTATGTACTTCACCGTTAAGCATATACTCGTCGTATGCCGACACATTGAATTTCACTACGGGCATTGCACCAGGTTCGGGCTTGTAAACATACGAATCGCGAAAAGAACGCAGAGCAGAGGAAATATCAACCACAACAGCCCGAACTTTTTCACTAATTATAGGTTCCGACATCTTTATGATTTCATAGTTCCCGTCACTTATACCACATTTTATCTCGAATATCATACGATGAAAAGAAGGTGTGTCTTTTAAATTAACAGGCCTAACTATAAATTGAATAGGATTTCCATTAAACACCGAACCTGAATTTAATCTTAAATAACTTGCCATTGCTTTAATTATTAATTGGTAATTATTATTTATTAGTTAAATGCTATAAATCTCAAGCTCTACTTCTCCCATTCCTTCCTTCGCCGACACGTCGGCATTTACCTTGTTGATTAGACACTTCTTGCCGTCGATGGTCCACCACTCTTTCCAGTGGTTCTGAATGTCGACTATCTGCGCTACGGAGGCGAGGCACCTGACGTAATATTTCTTGCGATGAAGGAGGAAGTAGATGTAATCGACGAGGAACACGTCTACGTAGCCTCGGTTCTTTACCGATGGAGTGTTTACTACGAGTGGAGCGTCTGCCCATTCGGGCTGCACCCAAGCACGTGGCTTCAAGGAGAAGCGTTCCTCGTTGCCGATGCCCGACTCAACGCCGTTGTAGTCGTACTCCACGCCGTAGGGGTCGATAGAGTCGGTTGTCAGGGCATACTCACCTGCCTTTGTGCGCCATTTCGAGTTGCCGAAACCGTCGTAGTTGTAGTCATAGGACTCGTGTGTCGAGTCGATGCCGCCACCTCGCATGATAGCCACCGACAAGCCCCAATCGTATGACTGTAGGGGCGAGTTGCCGTCGTCGGTGGATGAGGGGTCGTAGCTCTCACGCAGCGAGAGTTCTTCGGTAACGTAGAAGTCGGCAACCATTGACGACATGGGGTTCTTGATGTATTGCTTCACAAACTCATGCTCCATATCCTCGTCGATGAGAGCTACCATCTGGGTCTTGGCGTAAGACTCGTTCAATCCTCCAACCTCTTTACCTTTATGTTCCTTACCTACTTCGGTTGGCTGCTTTGGGTCATCGCTAACGCACGTGCTGCCCGATGTTGATGATAGAGCTTTACGGTAGTTGGCATCCACCATTCCGACAGGAACAAACGATGACTTGAACTCTATGATGTAGTCTTCGTTGAGCGTAGAACAATCGCCTGTTTCCACTCCCTTCATGGCTCCCACCTCAAACAGTCGCGGCTTCATATCGCCAGCATTGGTAAAATCCTTGTCAATCTTCACACGATACTTATTGCCCGTCTGAAGGTCTATGAACACGCTCATTTCGCCATTTTTCACACGATGAATAATATCCTTATATGTAAGACTTGTCACGGTGCGGTTCTTGGGGTATTCGATGTAGTCGTAATCGGTGTTGTAGTCCTTCACTTTGTTCTTCACGTTGTCCTTTTGCTCTTTGGCTTCGCTTTCGGCTGCATATCCGGCACGCACACCGGTTATCTTCTCCGTCATGGGTACCATAGAGAGCACTTCGGCATGGAGGGGGCGAGGGTCGGGATTCTGCTTGCGGAACACGTCACGAATGAGATAAGCCGTAACCTTTTTCTGTTCGTAGTCATAATGAAACTTTATGCCGAACTGCTGTTCAAGCGAGTCGATAACATCTGATACCGACTCGGCAGGGAAGTTTTTGCCGTTGGCATACATACGGAAGATACTTGCACTCATCTGCGCCGAATCGATGGTACTCTTGCAAGTGATGCTTGCAATTTTGTTCTCGCCTACACGTTCAGTTACCCAGTCGCCTTCCACAGCTACCACTTCGGTGGCCTTGAAAACACCTTGGTTATAGAAGCCACCTTCGTACTTCTTCTCTACCACCTTATACGTAACCTCACGGTATCTGACCTCCTGCACGCTCTTGTCTTTGGGATTTTCGAGTTTGAGCTGACCGCCACAACCGCGCGAACTGAGCCATATATTTACATCTTCAAAAAGATTTTTTGACTCCTTTTCGCTGTTAGCTTGCTTCTGAAAAAAGCCGACCTTAATGTCGTCCGTGGTTTTCAATCCAGCTTTCACGGCTTCGTCTTCCTCCTTGTACTTCTCGCCATAATACAACGGCTCAATATCGTAGGAGCATTTTGTGGTGAAGAAGCAGAGACGGTTTAGGTCGCCGATGGCTGTAAGAGCCGAATTGTCGAACTGTACGCCAAGATGCTCGAAGAGGCAGTCGAGAAAGAACAACACGTAGAAGCAGATGCCCGACTGCGGACGGTCGGCATCCAATACCCAGATAGGACCACGGTCTTCGTACATTTCCTTTTCGCTCGTATTTTTATCATCCTCTCCTTTACGGGTGTCGATAGACTCTACAACCTTGTCTGACGTTGAGCCGTCTTCGGCAAGATCGTAATGCTTGTAGCACACACGGGCATTGCAGAACGGCTTGATGGGGTAGGGGTCGCTTACGTTGATGTATGACGTAAGAACGTCGGGCACATTCACTTCGTTACTGTTCGGATAGGTGTATATCTTCTTCAATACAGCCGCGTGCTTGTCGCCTGCCTCCTTGCACTGAGCAGGATAAGAGAAACCGAGGGCCTGGGGAGAGAAGGTAGCGTGAGTGTCAGATTTGCCCACCGAACCATACTTCTTGTTACCTTTCTTACCTTCGTATTTAATAACCACCTCAGTGTTATACGACACGCTAACATTCACTTCATCAATCTTCTCGCCTATCAAGAGCTGGTCCTTATATTTAGAAGGTATAGGCACCTCGTTGCACTTGAGGTCGCTAATGAGGTCGGAGAATGACTGTGTGGATGCGTCGATGTTGAGTGAGAGGGAGTCTTCTAAGCGTTCATCTTCCTGGATGATGGCTGTGCCGGAGGCGAAGGGTACGCCATCGGCGACGATCTGCATAGGTGTGTGTTCGTAGCTAACGGGGCGAATGTCGGAGCTGACATCATCCACGTTCTTCAAAAAGTGACGGTTGCCTTCCAAGGGCAGTTCTACGGGATAGGAGAACATCTCAACGTCGTTGAACAAGGGATTGCTCAACTCGATGCTGATGGATGCGTCTTCCTTCAGGGCGAGGGGCTTGCCGTCGGCAAGAATGGTTAGTTTGCTGTTCATGTTGATTTTTTTAATAAGCCTTACTGGGCCTTTCTAAGCCTTGGGAAACTATTAAGCCTTTCTAAGCCTTGCTGGGCTTTAAGTGTTATACTATTATTTTGGCATTGCCATATAGCGTGATGTTTCGTTCTGATGCGGCATATACCTTTGTGTCACCGTAGGCTTCGAGCTTGCGGTAGGAGAGAGCTTTAACTGTGCCTCCGTGTGCCTCGCACGTCACGCTGCCATTGAGCACGGCATCGGCGGTCGTCCATAGTCGGGCAGCTGTGTAGGCTGCAACCCAACTTTTGCTCACATGGCCATAGGCATGGTCGTGGATTTCGATTAGGGCTTGGTCGCAACGGTCGCTATACAACTGACTGTGATCCCATGCACGGACGTAGGCTTTGCCCAAGATGTAGCAGCGGGCATAGTCGTTGATGTCAATGATAGTGTCATAGTCAGTAACGAGGACAAACACAAACTCTGGTGCTGTCTTCGGACATTCGTTGACGTAGATGCCAGCTGCATTCATTTCTGCTCTTAGGGTGGGGTAGAGGGCAGGCAGACGGTCGTTAATGATGTCGGCATACTTGCTCTCTACTATGTCTTCCCAGTTGGATCGCCACACAGCCATAAGCTGACTGATATTTTCGGTGGCAAGCATGGCACGATAGCCCTCGGCGCAAGCGTGGCGATCGTGGCAGGCATGGGTGCAAATAGTCTTTAATATCTCGAATGGTGTCATTTCATTTCTTCTTTTACTTTCTCAAGAATAGCCTCGTAGCCTTTCAGTTCGTCTTCGGTCACGATGTCGGTGTAGTCTTTGCGGAGTTGGGCGATGCGGTAGGTAAGGCCTTTTGCACGGGCTTTGGTCGAAGGCTTGTCCTTTCGCAAAATGTACTTGATGAGAGCGTCGGCTTCGGCTTTGTGCTTGGCTGCTGCGTCGCGAGCGGCTTTCACCTCGGGGCGGTCGTAGGCTATCTTGTCGGCTACCGACTGGGCGAAGAGAGGGTCACGGGCGAGTGCCTTGTCATAAAAAGGACGGAACTGGGCGCGTAAGTTCTGCGGTGGGACGTTGCACGCCTTCTCTATTCGGGCGATGTATTCGGGGTCGCCGGTGCGTGGAGATAGGCGAAGGTATGCCTCGCCAATTTCACGGTCTACGTTGATGTAGATACGAGGGAGGATGTCGCTTTCTATCTTTACGGCACGGGTGGCGAGAAGGGCAATCTCTTCTTCCGTGTAGATAGGTCTGCCAGCCTTCTCATTGGCTTCGACCATGGTCTTGGCTTGCTCAGACTTTGCTGCCATCTCGTTGCGCAAGGAGCGCACGGTGTTGACTTGCTCTTGCAGTCGGACGGAGAGGAACGGTCGGAGCTGCATGAGGTTGGGCATGGTGGACGCTATGGTCTCGCCGTTGGGGTTGGCCACGATGCCGCCGTAGGTGAGAGGCTGCAAGGTGAGGTCGGGTTGCAGGTCGGGGAAGAGCGAGCGACGTGCTTCCTCAAGAGCCTTCTCCTTCTGCTGCTCGGCATAGAGAGCCTGTTCCTCCTTGGTGGGGCGACCGACGTGACGCTTTATCTCTGTGCAAGAGGTCTGCATGGTTTGCAGATAGGTGAGGAGCTGGCGCACACGACGATGATAGTCGCGGAAACGTCGGCTCTCCTTTACGAACGACATTGCCCGTGGGTTCTGCTCAAGAAGAGTAAGACCACGCTCGAAGGCTTCACGCTGATCGGAGGTGAGCATACGGGCGGTAAGGGCAGAGGTTAGAATGCGGATTATTTCTTCCATAATGTTGCTTTTTATAATGGGCCTTACTGAGCCTTACTGGGCCTTTATAAGCCTTGGAAATACTAATACAGCAGTGGCGACACGAATATCTTGCTGTCTGGCTGGTTGTTCTCGTAGCCTTTGCTTGTTGAGTCGGTGGTGTTGGTTGAGGGATTGTCGGGGGTAGTGTTGGCAGCGTCCGCCGCCTTGCGCATTTCCATGAGCCGGAGCACCGAGGAGCGTAAGGCAATGGCTTCGTTGTGGGCAGCGACTCGGCGTGCCTTGTCAATAGTGAGAATTGTTGTGCGCTCTTCGAGGTGGGCCACCATCAGGCGACGTACCTTGCGAAGAAGGGGCTTATCGTTGGGATTGTCGGTGTGGAGCAGACGCTGCACCGTGTCTTCGCCAATAGCCTCACTGATGTATTCGTCTTGAATGAAGTGAAGGTCGGGCAGAAGACGGATGAACTTCTCACGATTCTCGTAGATGTCGAGGTATTGCTGAAGGTCGGCACATGTGGAAATGAGGAGGTCGTGGTGGGCGTAGTAGTACTGACTCTCCTGCCACAATAGGCTTATCTCCTCAATGGCCTTATGCTGCTCGTCCTTTGGCTCGGTGGTCGGTGGGTCGGTGGAGTCGGCTTCGGCAATGGCTGCGGGTGTAGCCATTTTGCGTGCCCAACCTTCAAGCATTACGAGCATCTGATTGAGCGAAACCATTGCCTCACGCTTATAGCCCTGCACACCCTTGTCAAGCAGGTCTTTGGATGCCGTGCCGTAGTCGTCACTTGAAGCCACGTTGATGCCAGTGCCGTTGATAGAGAGAGCCTGTGTGTAGGCGAAGCGCGACATGGCATCGTATGTTACCATGCGCTGTGCCATAAGCAGGAGTTGCATCCAGGGCTGCTGAGCGTGCTCGCCGTTGCTGACTGCCATGTAGAAGTCGTCGGGCGAAACGGTCTGATAATACTCGCATAATCGGTGGTAGAGCGAGTCACCCAACTTGTCGCGCAGAAAATCTTTCTCGCTGTTGTCGAGTATGCCTTGAAGAGAACTTATCTCGTCGATGGCGTTGCTGGGAATGTGGAGCCGTAGCTCCTTGATGGTTGAAATAATCATAACTACGAATTTTGAATTTTGAATTTTGAGTTATCGGTAGACCGATTTGCAACTCATTTCTTATGCCTACAGTATCTATGATTTTCTTTTTATCCTTTCAAATGAACTATTAACATGGGCTCCGTGTACAGGTACGCGAGAGCATCCACGAGAAGGTTCACTGGATGTAATCGTGTAGGGTGTCCAGTAGCCGATAGACTCTGCCAACTGAAAAAGTTTCTCAACTTCATCAAAAGCCATTAAACCACTTGCAATTTTCCAACCTTGATTCAGGTCTAATCCTACATGGGAGAAAATGTAGTTTTCAAAACCTCTGGAAGGTTTGCTATAAATGTTTTTCGCTTGCTTATCAGCAATATACAATTTGTTCAGACCCAACTTTTCGTGAACGTAAAATGCGTAACATTCAAGTTTATTGTCGGTTGAATAGAAACGCTTTACTGCCACAATAGCGTAGTCGGCGCGAGAGTCGGGGGAGACGTTCTTGAGCTTTAGTATTCTACCATGAGGAAAATCAAACTCCTTGAAAGTGCTTATGGCCGGTTCGAGACGCGGACATTCTAACTTCAAATATCTCTTCTTTTTCTTCAATTGAGACGAGAGTGCAGCAACTTTATCTTCCAAGTCAAATATTCGCTTTTCTTGAGCCGCGCATTCGTCCATCAAAAGACCGTACATCTTCAGTAGGCCTTGCATCGTTGCTTCCTTTATTTTTTCTACATTTTCCATATTGCTAATTGTTCTATAAATCTTTTTATTATATTTAGCATCAGAGCGTTCATTAAAACAGCGTGAGTTGCGCTTGCTCCAACTTGATGCGCTTGCAAGCCTTGTCGTAATACTCCTTGTTGAGCTCAAAGCCGATGAAGTTGCGCTTCTCGCGGATGGCTGCAATGGCGGTGGTGCCGCTGCCCATACAGTTGTCTAATATGGTGTCGCCCTCGTTGGAATAGGTGCGAATGAGATACTGGATAAGAGCGACGGGCTTTTGAGTGGGGTGGAAAGAGTCAGGCTCCACGTTGAACTCAAGAATAGATGTAGGATAGTTCTCCCATTCCGTTACGACTGTCTCTTTCTGAGAAGGTCTTTTGCCTACAACCCCACCGAATTTGTTTAGTGCACTATGACTAACCTTGTGGCATAGCCGCAAATCTTGTGGATTGTATGGCATACGCTTCTCTCCCATTGTACTCTTATGGCCCATTCCGAAACGGCAAAATGCAGATATTATCTCGTAATTCTTCAGAGGTCTGTTTTTAGCATGAACGAATCCTGCTGAAGTATTCTTTTTCCATATCCAATCATATCGCCATTCTTTCATATTGCTTGTGCGGATGGAAGTACTGAATGGTTCACTACCAAACAAAAGAACTACCCCCCCATTTTGAGAACACGATGATATTGCTTCCACAACTCATCAAACGGAAGCACGCTATCCCAAGCACAATCAGTCGTACCATACGGCAAATCGCACACAATGCAATCCACGCTCCCGTCCGGAATCCTTTTCATTCCTTCGAGGCAGTCTTCATTATATATCTTATTCAGTTCTATCATGCTCTATATCATTTGTTCGTTACTATTCCTGCATCGTCACCCCCGTTTTCGAGTTATCCAGCGTGGTGAGCACTTCGCGGTCAATCTGCCACACCAGGTGCGGGTCCCAACCATTGAATTTGCTTATCACCTCCAACGGACGGAGCATGAGCTGCTGCAATGGGGCAAACTGGATCTGCTTTACGAGGAAGCGCTCGCGGAGGTCGGTGCCACCCGATGATGTAGCGTCACCTGGGGTGTTGCCGATGAGCTTCGAGTCCAAACCCATGGCAAAGAAGATGATGGATGATATTTCCTGAAGCTCGGTCTTCTCGGCTTGCGCTTGCGAGTTGGCTTTGCTCTCAATCTCCACAATCTCCCAAGCCTTGTGCTCCTTGCCGTCCAAGCCAGTGAACACGGCAGAGATAAGAGCCTGACCTGCGTTGTCGGGATTAGACAGCCAGCGATTGATGTCAGTGAACACCTCCTGCTGTATCTGTGCCATCGTCTTGCTCTTGTTCTCGCCCTGCTGGGTGTAGAGCTGCTTGAGGTATTCCTGATGGATGTAAATCACGCGACCGATAATATTGCTGTTGCGCTTACGAGTGAGACGATCGTCAACAATGGTGAAGGCATACTCAAAGATGCTTCCGGCAAAGATGCTGTGCCAAAGGGCATCGGCATAGTAGGGGCCTCCGAAGTCGCGCGGCGACATGATGAAGCGTGTGGGGCGGTTCTTGCGGCTCACACGTTGCTGACGTGCCTCGCGCACATGGCGTTTGAGGTCTGAGACGGCTGTGTCGGCTGCGAGATAAGGCACGGCAGCAATGCGACGGTCGGCTTCGGTGAGCGTCAGAGTGGAGTCGAGCCACTGGTTAGAGAGGTAGGCATAGTTGATGCGATACTGACTGTCCATGCGCTCCAGTCGGGTGGTGAACACCGAGCGAGGTTTTATGCCGACAATCTTCGGGTTCCACTGTGATGTGGGCACGGGTCGGCCGTTCTCGTCCAACTGACGTTGGTTGAGCTGTAGCTCGCAGAAGCATTGCGACATGAGCGACATATCGCCTGCCATCTCAAGATAGGTGCGCATGAGGCCGTTGTTCTCGATAAACTTTTGCAGCTCCTCATTGGTGCGTTCCCATTCTGCCAGTGCTGCTTTGAGCGACTTCATCTCTTCGCTGTCTTCACTCTCAGAATTGGTCTCCGATTTTAAGAATTGGTTATCCGATTGTAAGAGTTGGTTATCCGATTGTGAGAGTTGGTCTTCCTTAGCCTTGAGGTCGGCTATCTGTCCGCGGAGCAGGGTGCCAGCCGAGGGGAAGGGGATAGACTTCTCGGTGATGTTGCCACCGACGTACTGCGTATAGTGATACTTGGCGCATGGTCCGCGACCAACGAGAATCTTCTTCACGAAATCCACTCCCGCTGCCGGAAAGGGCGACATTTTGGAAAGCAGATACACGAGATTGGGCAGTCGGTTGCCCACGCCCCACTCCATAAATCCCAGTCCAGGCGTACCCACACCTTCGGGCTTGGCTTTGTTCTCGCCGCCCGACGAACCGAACACGGCGGAGATCTCCCGTCTTGCCGCATTGCCTTCCGCTCCGGTCATGGTGGCCGAAGCCGTGAGTTTCTGGTGAACGTACTCGCCCCACGAAAACACGTTGCCTCCCTGCTTGGGCGCACAGAACGCGCCAGGCAGAACGGCCTCGTAGCCTTGCGACTGGAGCTCCTCACTACGCTGTTGGAGCTCGCTGATATTGCTAACTGTTGTCATTGTGATGAATGTGTGTGTTGTTAAATGTTATAGCGCAAATATAAGGAAAGACGGGGAGAAGGAGCGGACATGGTTAGAGGAGGGGATAAACAAAAAACCCTGCTTTCCTCACGGACAACAGGACCATGCCTAAGTTAAAATTAAGAATGAAACATCCAGTCAAAGTATGATGTTAGTCGTGTCCGCCTACATGTCGTAATCGCACATTTCGTTTGCCGAGCACAACTCATAGTTCGTCACGTTCTCAATCACCATATCTTCGCCATTGAACTGCTTGATGATAATCTTGCGATGCAGAGCGTCTGGGTGTACACTGCGGATATTGTTGTTGGAAATCAATATCGGGTGGTTGGCTTCTTTGGTATATACCATAAGATACCACGGACCAGTCTTGTACTGATCCATCACCAATGCAATCTTGGAGTTAAGAAGCGAGGAAACCTTGCCGATAGCTTTCTCTATTAACTTCTCCTTGTGCTTCTGTCCGAACTTGTCGAGCCAAGAGGAGATTAAGGAAAGCACGAAGATAACCAAGAGGATTATTAACGCTGAAATAATTGATACCATAATCGTTGTTGTTTTAATTGTTTATCGTTTGATGTTCCACATGTGCTCAGCTGGACCTACGAGCACATCTATGTTTGCGCCCTGCTTCTGAGCCACCGTCTCCACCCATTTAAGCTGAATAAACTGCTGTGGGTTAAGATTCATCTCGCTCATATACGCCTTATCTGCCACAGCCTTTTGACGCTCAGCCTTCTCGCGAGCCACCTGAACCTCGTATTCACGTTCCTGCGTCTGCTTGGCCTGTACCATTTTAGCCGTGCGGTTCATTTCGGCAAGTTGTTCCTTGTTGGGTGTTGCCTTACCGATGATTACGTCCTTGATGATGACGGGCATAGGCTTGTGCTTTGAGAGGGCAGAAACGTAATCCTGCATCTGCTTCAGAATCTTCTTGTCGATGGTGCTGAGCACTTCGCGGTTCGACATAAGGTCAAACGGACTGTACTGCGAGATATGGTCGCGCACAAGGTTGCAGAAATAGTTGTAGAGGTTGGTGTTAAACCAGTCGCGTCCATAGTTCTGAAGAAGCACGGGCGAACTGCCCTGCTCCACCTGAGTGACAATGACCGAGTGGAAGTCAAGCGGTGTGTTGTCGTCGGAGAAGATGTCGTCAAGAAACACCTCATGGCGCACAGGCACAATTTTGAACGTCTCGGCTCGGGTGCTCATGGCACACCATGTCAGACCACTCTGCACAGGGTCGTTGTCAACACCTCCGTGTCCGAAGAACCAAGGCTTCTTCACCAACACGGCTTCCTCGTCGGCATCCGGCGACACGAAACGGCACGAGGATAACATCACTACTGCGACAAGCGCAAAAAGAATTGAAAATAATTTTCTCATAAATTGTTGTTTTGTTGTTACTATAAATCCGTTAATAAAAAAGAAATGTGCAGCGGTTTGAGTTTTCCTTCTCCTCGCTGGTCTGCACCACAGCCCGTTAAGTACGTTGGACGGAGTGGCGACATGCGGCACACTGAGTACGGTCCCTTGGCCTTCGGAATGAGTTGTTTTGTTGGCTACAGCCGTTTGAGGAGCGTGCAGCATCGGTAATCGAACGCTTTCCCTTCGTAGCCCAGCCTTTCATACCATTGTAACACCCATTGAGGAGAGTCGCGTCCGTCCCATGATATTGCGACGGTCGCTATGCCGCAACGCTTCAGTTCACTTTCGGCTGCCTCCATCAGGAGTTTTGCCACCCCACAGCCACGGTGCCGTTCGCCCACCCACAGCGAATAGATAAGAGCGTCTGCCTCGCCATCCAAGGGTTTGTCTTCGGCACGGTGAGGGATAAACGCCTGTATGCTGCCATGATGCTGCTCGTCGGTAATGAGTATGCGAGTGGAGTCTTCCCAATGCTGATGTTGTATCATAGTTGAAATGTTACGCAATTTTGTTTAGTCAGACGACTGTCAGTAGGTATTCCAGTTCTTTCCAAGTCTTGCAAAACTGGAAAGAACTGAAATGGCGATACACCCGCCGATGTTACGGCTCAATCTCCGAAGGTGGCTTCTGACCGCCACCCGAATTATTGCCACCTGTGCCTGGTGCCGACGGAGCATCCGTTGCAGCAGCAGCGCACACACGCTTGAACGAGCCGTGCTGTGCGAAGGCAGCGTTGAACTTCTTTGAGAAGTCGATGGCTACGCCTGCGGTGAGGTCCTTGGTGGTGAGGTCGGCAGCGGTAAACTCGCGGTTCACGTCAACGTCCTCGCCAATACTATCCTCTATGTTTTTTCCCAATTCCACAAAGAGGCTTTTTGCAATGTGCTAACACTTTTCATTAAATGTGCTAACACATTTCATCCAAAGTGCTAACACATTGCTTTTTCCGACTACAAATGTAGGGAGAAATATTTTGGCGGTGCGGACATGCTCACATCGTGCGGTGTCAATCATCGGCGTTCTTGCGTTCTATATCTTCCATGGCTTTCATGCCGTCGTAGTGGCACGCACACAGCACACAAAAATACTTATCCATCTTGAGGAAGTGTCGGCAGGTGCAACATTCAGTAGAACCAACCTTCACCGGATTGTCTTCCGGCGCCAAAGGTTTGCTGGTGCAAGTTGTTCCTATCTCCTTAAACTCCAACTTGTCAAAACGTGCTATTTGCTTAAAAAGTTCTTTCCTTTGGTGCTCGCAGTCATCAGCACGGCTCTTTGCTTCGTTGCGCTCCATCTGGAGATGGGCGCATTGCTGCTTCAGCTCCTTTTTTTCCTTTTCTAATGCCTCGCATTTTTCCAAGGCTTCTGTCAGTTCACTAAGAGTGTAGCCTTCTGTATTAGGCTCATGCTTCTCTTTTCCGCGCAACAGACGCGCCACATTGTTGTAGTCGTCCACGAGCTGATGCACGCGTTCTGTCATCATCATGTTCTCTGCCTTCAAGTCGGCGATGATGTAGGCCAATGTCTCCATGCGGTTGTTTGTTTCTTTTTCCATTGTCTTTATATTTTTTTATAGTTCTATCAATACCTTTATCTCTTGATTACCACCCATAGGTACAAGCAAAGACGGACATAAGCCTTGGGCAGAATACATCCTACGCAGTACGTCAAACATGTGAGTGAATGGCGGAGTCTGCATCATGCCGACTACGATGATGCGTGCGGTGTCAGTCTTCATCATACGGAAGTGTCGTACCGACGAGATGCTTGGTCTTGTCGTTGTAGGGAATACAATAAGTATAATACTTCCCACAAATTGTGACATACCTATACTCCTTTGAATTTTTGCATTCCTCAAAGAAAAAGCCCGGAAACCAAGTGTCATTTTCGCTCGCTCCTTTTACCAATACCTTGTCGAACAGCTCAAACTTGTGCGATTCCTCTTCAGTCTCGTTGTCTGCTATCTGCCGTTTTTCATTAACAATCGCCTTCGCCTTGCCGTCCCACCGCTTGCCTTCTCCATGCAAAGCATTCACAAGCATAGCTTTCTCGTCGCCATTGGCGAAACGCAAGGTGATATTCTTCACGCTATCATTGCTGTCGCGCAAATCATGGATCTGATTTATGCAAGGTGTGTCGCTTTCTCCAGTGTTAAGATCTGCGAAACAGTGCATACGGTTATGCTGCAAGTCGTAGCAGTCAAATATGCACACATACTTATGCACATCAAGCGAGTCGGTGTATGACACCTCCATAACCACGAACTCGCCTTGCTCAAAATTCGGGTGCAATTTGAAAGTGTAGCGGTTGATGGGCGCACAGAAACGTTCTTCTATCTGCCCCCAAATTTCCTTTTTCAACGCAAAAAAATGACGGTTAAAATAATCCCTTGTCGGAAGATTCTCCACTCTGCGGTAATACTCTCTGTCTGCTGTATTCGCGTTATTAATACAGAAGTGGGCGGCGAAACGACTTCTGTCAGACCGAGTGAACTTGTCGAACACCACCACATTGCGCTCGTCATTACTTACCAGTACATCACCCTCACCCCAACAATAGATGTCCCAATCGCGCAGTTCCTTTGCGGGGAACAACAGGCACTCTCCTTCAAACTTCCATGCTCCATAATTGATAAGTTTACCATAGGAGGTGAAACTTATCCGATGTGGAGTCAAAGACGAACCAGGCTCCATACACCAAATGACACCATCTGTCACGTTTATAAGCTCCAACGCTCCGCAAACCGGTGAATACAGCCTTGTTCCGGCTGGCTCATTGCGCAGAATGTCGGCAATGTTGATTTCTCCTATTTTCATTGTCTCTATTGTTTTACGGGTTTAATTATACAACATACTCATTTTTGTTCTCTTACTTCCTGCCATGTGTTGCAGCGACCGATTCCGCACTTTGCAGCCACCGCACAAAAACTCTTGTCATGGCGACCATTATTAAAGCATGTTCCGTAATCAGCGCAGGTATAACAACCGAAATCCATATAATCGGGATGATACCACACCTTATCGCCAATATTACGGACATAACCCCTCTTGGTATCTACCACCAAGGTTCTCCCAATAGAACGTCTTTTAGGTTTGTTCCGAACAACCTTATACCGATTGTTTTTCTTCCTTACTATATGGTATTCACTTTTCATCGAATACCTCGGGTCGAAAACTTTAGGAGACACACAACGCTTTTTCGGAAAGTGGAACACCTTCGGGTTGCAATAGTTGGAAAGCACTTTGCGGTCAGTAGAAACAATCTCTTCCCAGTTGTCACAACAACGTAATACGTCAACCCTCCATCCTATACGACGCTGTACCATATCTAACAGCGAGGGATAGTTGTGGGGTTTCTCCCAAACGCCTCTGAAGTAAAGGTCGTATCTGTCAAACAGCACCTTGTTTTTTGCTTTCATAGGGCTATACTTTCATTTCCGGACTAAATTTCACTATTTTAAGAGCGAACTGTAGTTCGTGGACGTACTTTATATGACATAAGAGTGCATAGCCTGTCACGTTGTAATACTTTATGAATATTGCCCAAGCGTATTTTTTTCGTTCAACAGCCAAATATCTGGCAAGGGAGCTGCCTGCTCTTGCTTTAATTGGTCTTGTGAAGTACTTGCCCTCAACCTCTTCCTTAAAGTCATTCTTGCGAAGGATTTCGGGCGTGACGGGCACGCCATCGATGTTGCAGCACCATGTCCCCCAGGGACCGTCGTCTTCGTCGTTGACAGCCTTCAGGCTGACGACTCTCTTCTTGTCATTATGCTGTCGGTCGGGATGGATTTCGGTAACGATGCACAAGGTGTCTTTCGGAAACATGCAGTCTTTGTTTGTCTGCACAATGTCGCCTATTCTAAGGTCTTCTACATTAATCATTGTCGGCCTCCTTTCCTTCTTCAGTCTTAAAGTATTCGCCGTATTGTTGCCACTTCTCTTCGTGGATATTGCCAACAACCTCAAAGTTCTTCATTTTCTCTTTCTGGACATCATCACCAATGCCGTCAGAAATACCGCATACTTTAGAGTCGGGATTCACTGCCGTCACTATACAAAAGAAAGCTCCCTCCTCGCAGTAATACACTACGGCATAATAGTTGTCGCGCTCGTTGTCTTCGATACAGCTATACGGATAATTGTCCGAGCGCAACACGTCACCCTCATATATCTCCTTGCCGTTCTTGTCGAGAAAGCCGGTGAACTGGCAGACGGTATCGGGGTCAATCAATACTGCTTCATTACGATTAAGCATAGAAACTTTCTGTCTGTCTTCAATGATGTAGGTATTATCACACTCCTTATAGTAATAGCCTTTAATCCACTCACTGCTATCAACACTCTTGCCTTTGAATTTAATCACCCTGTTCATTGCTGTTGAATTATTGTTTGTTATTATCGTTAGATTTAAAGACAAAATCAGTCCAAATGTCAATGAACTGCATACCTGCATACTCCGCCAAGTCTCTGTTTGAGAAGACAAAACACACACCGTTATCCGGCTTCGGACGCGACGAAGCGTAAAGCGCATTCGAGAAGACGGGACCGCCATTCGCATTCGCATCGTAGTTCGCACGACCGACACAGCGAATCTTTACCACCTCACTGAAGTTGTTGTACCCTTCCGTAGTATAGAAGTAGAACCAGGGATAGTAGCGAAATTCGTCTTCAGTAAACTTTGGGTGCCAGCCCTCATTGAGAGCTTCCGTAATGATATGCAGCTTTAGGAAGGCTACAACATCCTTGCCCATCCATTCTGCAAGTGACTGCTCTGTTTTGCCAGTTCTTGCGACTAATGCCCGATAAACATGCACCATAGGATGGTCTTCACCCAGTTCGTTGCAGGCATCCTCGAAAGTCTTTATGCGTTCTGTCACAGGACGGTTGTCTTTCTCGTCAACCATTACAAGAACGGTCTTACCATCTATTTTCTGCCATTCTGCTTTCTTGCCAGCAGGCACTTTTATCTGAATTGTTTTACTCATAATTTATTTTCTATTTATCTCCGAATTTGATTAGCAATAGTCCGCAGATTATAAGTTCTGCTGCCATTGACAAAAAGCCATATTGTATGCCAAAATGAGCACCAATGATAAAATCTATTGTGAGAAATGCTATGATGCACCCAAACACAAGTAATATAATACCGTCTAATTTTCCCATACTTCCTCCTTTACTCCGAACGGTGCGCCGTCGGCAAAGCTAAAACAGTCAAAGAAAGCCTTATAATTAGAAGAGCCACCACTGGTTCCTTGTATTCCTTCTGTGTGCATAAATCCAATTTGGGTATATACATTTCGTTTCTTTTCTCTCAGCCATCCAAATGGCTCATGTTTCAGCATCTCCTGCCAACACTCGTCTGCATCCTTAAACGGGCGGTATTTGGGTTCGGTTTGATACGGTATTCGTAATCTGAATGCCAATCCGGTTCATCTATGTTGTGCCATACGTCAGTATCATCTTCTGCATACTGTATCCGTTTACCATCAACGTATGCTTGCATTATCTTGATGCGTTCTGCTGTTTCTTCTCTCGTCATAATTATTTATAGTTTAGTTGGTCGTCCGTAAGTATAAACATCGTGCTTGGCACGAGTACCGTCTTTTTCTTCCATATAGAAGAAGAATGTCAAACCCAATGTTGCTCGCATATACTTTTCTGATGGTGTATGATGCGGAACTATTCTTGAAAGCCAGCCTACGTTTCCAGCTTCATCTATAACCTTATCTCCAACTTTAAAAGGTAAGGCTTTAATATAGTCTTCTTGAAGTTGTTTCATATCTTGAAGTAATTCCTCGCGCCTTACATTTAACTTTACCATTCTATCTATGAAAGGCTTGATTGTTTCTCGTCGTTTTAGCCATCCATCTATTTGCTTGTCTAATTCTTCTTTTTTCATAATTATTTTTCTTTTTCAATTTTTTCCAATGCGTTATTAAGTCTAACATTCTCCTCGCGATAATAATCCACCTTCTGCTTCAACTTTTTTATATAATTTTTTCTTTCCAGATATTTATAGTATGGGTATAATAGAAAGTCAACAAACCGCTCCAAAATATCAAAGTAAGCATCAAAGACAGATTCGCTTGTGACTCCTCTAAATAAGGCGTAAGGGATGTATCCAATTAGCACAACTGGAATTAATGGCACCATTATCGTAACAGTAATGGTTTTTGCTAAAAAGACTTTCATATTTCTCTTCTTTTTTACTCTCCCCACTGTCACTGGGGAGATTTGTTTATAATATTATTTTACAAATTCAAAATCGTAAACGAAAACCCAAGGATTGCTCTCCCATGTGTCCTTGCCGCTGATTTTGTCTATCAAAGCAGCGTAGGCTTCGCGTGGAGTCGAGAAAGAATAGAAGTCTGTCACAGCGTAATTTTGACAAGTATAACAATACTCTTTTTTAAAACGAACGTACTCTTTCCCAAAACGGCGGATACCTTCCGCCATGCAATCTTCCTCGCTGATGTCCTGTAACCTCTCTACGCGGATGTTGGTGATGCGAATATGATGGGGCATTAAGTCCGCACGGACAAACATCTTATTGTGGCATCCTTTCTCGAATATGACCTTCCCTAAAAGACGGAAAAATTCACCGTCATACGCCAGATCTGCGTACTTCTGCGCAATGGCTACCACCTCGCCGACTTTGTAACGTGAAGACGACAATGCGTAATCAAACATCTGCTGAAGCATATCTCCTTGGGCTTCATAGAGTCGTCTATTACATGACCTTTTCCAAGCACTAATGTCCTCATTTGACCACCCTTCGTAGGTCTCCAATCTTTGAAAAAACATTGTAGGATTTAGCATACGCCTGGTCTGGGTCTTTCTGCCTTCGAGTACAGCCTGTGTGAGACCGTACTTGTCATTGAACATAATCTTCTTCATACTCTATATTTCCGTTAATATTTTACTACGTCTTCCTAATCTTTTCCATTTCCTCATTCTCCTTGCTCAGTCGCTCCAGATGTTCCAGTACAAGCGAATAGCTCTGATTATTCACCTGGTCTTCGGTGAGCGAGGCGTATTTCTGCATGGTGGCGATGGTGGCGGTGTATATCTCCAAGGGCGTTGACGGCCGCTTGCGAGGATCAAGCTTCTGCACCTTGAACACATGGGGGTAACGCCGTGAGAGGGTGTGCATCATGCCGGTCCACCAGAAGAGGATAGGTTGCCATTGGTAATCGGGGAAGTGACGGAAGAGTGGGGCTTGGGTGTCGAATTGGCGCACGTCGTAGTGGAAATCATGCACCTTGAGGTTGGTGTTGGTGTCGATGAAGTTGATACGACGGTTGAAGATGGTGGCGAGGAACATGGAACGTGCCCGGTCTACGCTGTCGGCTTGCTGTGCTATCTGCTCGGCCGTGAACTTGCCCAACTGCTTCATCTTGACAAGGTTGTTGGCGAGCGAGGTGTATTGTCCCATGAGATCGGAGGCAAAACGATACTGCTGCCATGAAAAGCCGTCCATATCCTGCGCCGGACCTTCATAGTCGGTCTTGCGATGTAGCAGACCACGTTTGTTGCGTAGGCGAAGGGTAGGGTAGGGAAAGCGAGAGAGGTGAGCTCCACGCTCGTTGTCGAGCCAGTCGAGCAATCCGGCACCGGAGGCAAGATACTCAGCCGAGTTGCGGTCGTCGGTCTTCGGCTTAGGCGTTAGCCAATAGTTGAACTGCCATAAGTAGATGGGGAAGATTTCTTCCTCCTGCTGTTTGCGACGGAAGAAACGGTTGCGTCGGCTTGGGGTGGAGAGTCGGCAAGTGTAGTGTTGCTTCTCAAGAGGCTTCGACTCGTCTATGCCTTCCACTATCTCTATGCCTGCAAGAACAAAGAAGCACGCTATCTTGACGTTGCGCATGTCGAAGGGATGATAACGGTCGGCTCGCTCTATCTGCTCAAGCATTATCCGGGAGATGAGCTCCAACTGCTCGGTGCTGCACTCGTTCCATGATCGGGGCAGTGTTAGGTTGATGTTTCTTTGTGTCATAATTTTCGGGTTTCTTTCATAGGCAAATGTAGGAGTTTTTAATTTGGTGGGCGGACATAGTGGGGAGCGTATAAGGAGAAGATACAAATGAAGCCACTCTGCGAATTGTGTAATTAGCGCAAAGTGGCTTTGAAGAATACAAATGTAAAAATTCAAAAAATTAGAGGGTGGCGTGTAGGGCATTATAGTCCCACACCTTAGTGCAGTCGTCTTCGCAGGGCTGCCAGTCGTCATCACAAAAGTAGAAAGCGTAGGCGGCTTTGATTATCTCCTCTTCGTTCATGCAAGCGCAGAGGTCGGCGTACATCGAATTGAAGGCGACGTATTTGTCCCATGCGTTGACATTTGAGTGAAACTTCATGCCCTTAGTCAGCTCGTCTACCTTGATACGAGTCCAATGTGCACCTCCGCCGGTTGGCGTACCCTCCTCGTCGTACATGCCGCTATAGACAAGAGCATTAACATCGTGGTTGGCCATCTTCTCAGAATAGTGTCGTCCATAGAGAACGGCGTGCTGACGGCGCAATATGTGCCAATAGAGTTTGGGGTCGGTCTGCTCCAGCGCAAGGAGATCGGTAGAGAGAGTTTCTACTGCTGCCCACATCTTCTTCTCGGTAGCCATACCATTGGCACGAGCCTGTTCAATCATCTGTTTGTAATTCATTTTGTTTGAGTCTTTATATGTTTAACATGTAGGGCAGATGCCCCGAAAATGTGGGATAAGTAATGTTTTTTGCGCAGAGATGTGCAACGTTGGAAAGAAAGTTTGCGCTTGGGGCTTGCTTTCTGCCTTTACCTTAGTGGTCGAGGCGGTCGGTGGTGTGTCTTTCTTTTTCATAGAGTTTCGTAAATTTTCGTTGAAGAATAAGCAGCAACAACACAAACCAGTTTGACAGATATGCCACCACAATAGCCGACAGCGCCGATGCGTAGACATCGTGGCCGAGGTAGAGCAACGCCGACATTGTAACCCAAAAGGTGAAACACTGAGGGCATGATGCCACCTTGTCAACAACACGGGCAATGGCTTCGGCCAGTCCGAGGTGTTGGGCAAGCGTGGCAGCTATCATGGTGGCTATAGCTATCAGAACTATCATGGCTTTATGTAGTTGCAAGGGTGAGCGTTACGGGGCAGTCGGACACGAAAGTCTTGGAACAGTTGCAGCAAGATATGCGTGCTATGCCGTTCTGTACGGTACCTACTGTTATTGTTGCCGAGTTGATGGCTGTGGCGCTGAACACAGGTATGGTGAAGTCTTGCGACACCACTTGTGAGCGTGTGCAGCACGAGCCGCAGTTGCATGGGATGTAGCTTATTACACCCTCAACGTGAATGACGATGATATACTGCGATGTGCCTACGTTGGCAATGCTCTTGACGGAGAACTTCGGAGCGAACACGGGTGTCTCATCTACGCAAGCCGGTGTGCAAAGCTGCTGTGTGATATTGACATCATAATAGGGTGCAGCGGCGGTTGCACCAGCCGCAAGTGTGGCTATGATGATAGCCGGAATGGTACGTTTGTTCATAATCGTTTATGTTTTATTATAGCGACGATGCTTGCCGCCGCTTGGTTTGTTACTCTGTTTAATGTTTTACCTGATAGCCTTGCGTCTGCCCTACGGGTAGGTTCTTGTCAAGAAGATCGGCAAGCTCGGTGAGGTCTTCGTCTTCAAACGTCACCATACCCTCGAGCACAGACAGCGGTCCGTTACCTCGCATCTTCTCCACTATGTCATGTGCCATCTGCGGTATGCTCTCTTCGGGTATCTGACCGAAATATCGGGCAAGCATAGGTGCGACGAGCGAGTTGATGATTGGCTGGATGAGTGGCTCGATGTCCTTCTGTAGGGCATAACTGCCACTGACAATGCCTAACGAACTGATGGTGGCTTGCAGAGACTGAAGCATGGGTAGGCGCATGAGGTTGCCTGCGGCTATCTGCGAAATGGCGGGTCGTGCCCATTCGGACACGACTGCCGCCAAGATTTGTGAGTTTTTGTATTCCATATATATAGCTGGATTACGTTATTCTCTTACTGATTGCATCCGCAACCGCAACCGCAACCGGTCTGGCATACGTTGGTTGAAGGGATGAACAACTTGGTTACGCTCGACAACGATGCCACCTGCGACTTGAGCACGTCGATGCTGGCGTTAGCTGCCGCATTGTAAGCCATCTGCTGTGCGTTGACGGCTTGCTGCGCATCCTTGTTTGCATCCACTTTGTCTTCTACACGGCGCAACTTCGTATCGAGATACTGTGTCACTTCCACGAGCTTCTTGTCGGTGTAGTTCTCGCTCTTCTGAATGGCGAGTTCGGTCTTCAGAGTGCTGTTCTCTTGGATGAGGTTAGTCTCACTCTTAGTTACGAAACGCGCATCAGGGTCGGTAGGATTGGCTGTCATGCCGTTGTTTCTTCCGATGCCCAGAAGCGAGGCACTGCCTCCCAATAGGCTCGTTGCCAAGCCTGCGATGCCGAGACCCAAGGCTGTGTTGCCAAGTCCCTTGCTGGCAACATCATAGTTGCCGTCATTAGTTTTAATCTGCATAGTGTTTTGTGTTTGGTTGGTTTCGTTCATTATTGAACTTGTTGCAAAGGTAGGGGAGAAAGTGGTGTGGGCGAAGTGTTTCTTATTAAGTGTTCTTGCCGTGGAATAACGTATAATTTCGGCTAATACTAAAATAAAAAAGCCTCACGCTGCTAACGTGAGGCTCGGTACAGTATAAGATATTCTAATGACTATCGGGGATGCGGTGTGAACTTCCCTTGCGAATCTTCGGCTACGGAAATATATGGCACCACTTCGTCGCGGATGATGTCGAGAAATAGTTGTGCGGCTCGCTTCTTGGGCACGTCCTGCATCCAGTGGGCGTTGCTCATCAACTGCTGCTCGAGTCCGACGATGGGACGCGCTACAAGAGTAGGGTGGTTGCGCAGATAGAGCTTAGGCATGAAGGTGACGTACTTGGTTTCTTCCACCGAGGTAAGAGCTTCGTCGGGGTCACTGATGATACACTTGATATTGAGTTTATACAAATCGCGTTTAATATTTTGCTGAAATGTCTCAATGGCACGCTCGCCTATGTCGGGCATGATGATGGGGTGCTTCAGAATATCTTCATACGACACCTTTGGGAGCGAGGCAAGGGGATGGGTGTCGCGCATGATAGCATACACATTAAATGGTATGCAGGGTCTCGACTCTATTCCTTCGTGACGGTATGCCAAATTCATGGTGAAAGCAAGGTCTAACATGTGCGCCCTTAGCGATTGGTTGAGGAGGTAGGCTTTAGTAAAGTCGGCATTGATACGCACGTTGGGGTATCTCTCCATAAATATCAATGCTGCCATACGGACATACGGAGCAATAAAAGAACCTACGCCTATGCGCAATTCGCCGGTCATGCAGTTGTTAAGGGCATTGATTTGCTCTTTGCAGTCCTCGGTCTGCTTCAGTATTTCTTTGGCACGAGGCAACAGGGCTTCGCCGCTTTCAGTGAGCATAATGCCGTGCGAAGTGCGGATAAGCAGTTTGCAACCCAACTCGTCCTCCAGGGCGCGAATGTGCTGGCTTACCGCCGACTGGGTGACGCAACAACGTGTGGCAGCCGTACTAAACGACTTTGTTTCGGCGACATAAACAAAGGAGCGTAAATGTCTTAATTCCATAAAACCTATATTTTTAGTTATTCTACGTTTACAACAATGTAATCAAAGAAGCTTTTCTAATTGCAAAATTAAAGACAATTATCTAATTTAGATTACATTTGTATTAAAAACGCTAATTTTAGTATAAATTTATCAGAATACTAATATATATAATAAAAATCCCTGCATCCATACCTTTTGTATATAAAGGATAGATGCAGGGATTTGTCGTATGACGAAAAAATCTTTCTCGTATGAGCGATTATTTCTTGCTCTTCTTTGCCGTCGTTCCTTCTTCACTTGTGCTGAAGAAAGAAGAGTCGGCATCGTCGAACACTTCCTTAGCGATATTGCTTTCGCTCTGTGCTTCAATATCGCTTACCCTTTTTTTGTAGTGAGAAGCGAGTCCCAACCGCCGGTCTCAGGCTCTGTAATCTCGTAACGTCCGTACATTGTGGGCTGCAGGGTTCCGCTCAGTTCTACCTGACGATCATCCTCGGCCTTCTTGCCCGTGTCGCCCTTGATGCCACCCGAAGCATACTCGAACTTGTGCTGAGAGTCGTACACGATAATACTCTTCTCGCCATCCTGGATAATATAACCAAGGTCGAGGTTGTTCAGGGCGCGAGCCAGTTCTGCTGACTCTGCGTTTACGCTCTCAAGCACGTAGTCGAGTTGCTGCTTGAAACCTTTTCTGCGACCAAGGCTCTCGAAAGTGTGTCCCTGACTACTTTCTTTGCATTCAAATTTGTAGAGACCCTTGCCAGTGTTGAACGACTCGGCGGTCAGAGCAGGATAAACGTTCTTTTCTGCTTTCAAAGGAGCCTTGAGGTCGCCTTTGTTGAAAGCATACACATTGATGCCAAGGCCGCCAAAGTTCTCTAAGCATTCATTAGCGGCGAGAATATCCTTAATCTCAGGACATGTTGCTGTTACTGCCATATTCTTATGAGTTTTTGTGTTGTTGAATGTATTGTTTAAAAGAAGGGCGGCGGGTAAGCATGTTCCGTCAGGTCAGCCACGACCGCCGCCCGTAAAAATATAGAGTGCAAGAAACTCCGTTAGGTATTAACCATTCTTCTTGAAGAAAGCTGTCAAGCCCATGTTCATGCCGGTGGCGGTGAGCTGAATCTTCTTTTCGGTAGAACCGTTGCTCCAGCTCACGAACTTGTAGTTGGTGCCGTCGGTAGCCTCGATAGAGAGAATCTGATTTACAGATGTCTTAATCGGATCCTTGTAAGCGGTGTTGTTTACCTTCACTGTACCGTCGATGTTACCAGCGTCCTGAGCGTTAGCCTTAGCGAGAGTAATCACGAGGTCGGTGTTGGTGTAATCACCAGCTACGAGGTCAGGGTTAGCGAGATTGCCGTCCGACATCGCAAACGAGTGTGCGTAGGGCACCTTCAGACCGGCTCCCTGAATTGACTGAATCTGGAACTGGATTTGGCGCATATCGCTGTCGGTGCCGATTTTAACGCCTACATAGGTTTCGTTGCTAAGGGTGTCTACACCATAGACAAAGTTCTTGTCAACGGTAGCGTACATACGGTCGCCGTCGCCAAAGTCTGCCACAGGACAGATAGTCACCTTAGAAAGACCAGGCAGCTTGAAGTTGCCACCTGCTTCATAGTCAACCTTGAAGTTGCCATGGAACTTGTTGGCGTAGCCGGCAGCGATGTAAGCCGCAGTAATCTCCGACATATAAACGCGGACGTTCTGCTTGCGAAGGCGAGAATCCCACTTACGCTGCCAGTCAAGGAAGTTATCGTAAGGAGTAGAGTCGTTGTTGTTAGACGGCTTGTCGATAAGCTCGCAAGGGATAAGGTTGCCGTTTGCCTCTGAGATGATACCAGCCTCGATGTCGTGCTTCACGCAGGTATGAATGCCGTCGTAGAGAGCCATTGCCTGGTCGTGCGCCGGAACATTCTCCTTGCCGTCATCAAGCGAAATGTCACCATGCCAGAAGTTAGCTGCGAGGTTGTCGGCATAGTTGCGAAGGATTGCTTCTACAGCGGTTGTTGACATCGGGTACTGACCCTGAGCGTCAGTTCCGAATACTGTCTCACAGTACGCGTCAATCGAATCTGTAAAATGATCCCAGGCAAGACGGGCAACTAATGTGCGCTCCTTGAGGAATCCTGCCTCACTGTTCACCTTTTCATGAACGTCTTTACGACGGGTTGTGCCACCCTTGCGAAGGAAGATGTGGAAAGTACGCTGGAACTGAAAACCGCTAATGATATCGATGCCAAGACGATCCATCTCTGCAGCATCGGTGTAACCAGGACCCATGAGGATTTCCTTGCTCACCTGCTCGGCTACATGCTGAAGCGCATTCTTGCCGATAAAATTGTTAGGAAGTTCTGCCATAATCTTTGTGTTTTTGTGTTGTTGTTAAATCTTTGTGTTGTTTGTGTTGGTTGAGGGCTGGCTTTACTCCTCTCCACGCTTGAAGCGATCAAAAGCAGCTTTGCGCTCAACATTGGTCTTGTACTTGCTTGGGTCGAACGAGCGCAATGTCTGCGTCTTCACTCCCTCGCCATTGTTCTCGGGAGCCTCGCCGCTGTTTAGCTCTTCGCCAGCCTCATTGGTGAGCGCGGCAATCTGAGCCTGCTTGTCGGCAATGGTCTGCTCGGCTGTAGCAAGCGCGTCCTTAGCGGTCTGAAGGTTTGCCTCGGCATCAGTCTTGTCGGCTGTGAGCTGGGCAATCTCTTTGTCCTTTGCCTTGGCGAGAGCTTTCAGCTCGTCGTCCTTTTTGGCAAGAGCATCGGTGTGCTGCGCGTTAAGGTCGCTTAGTTCTGTACTGTGAGCCTCGTTAGCCTGGGCAAGTGCGTTCTCCGCGACTCCCTTTGCTTCGTTGGCTGCGTTTACTTGAGCGGAGAGTTCATCAAACTTGCCCTGCAATTCTGCGAGAGCGTTCTCCGCTGTGGTGACTTTCTGCTCTGCGTTAGTCACCTTCTGCTCAGCTTCTTTCATGTGGGCTTCGAGAGAGTCAAGAAGCGAGGCGTTCATATACGCGCCCTCTTCCGTAACGGCAATCTCGCCAGCCTGCAATCCGCAAGCGTTGCAAATAAGAGGATATTTCTCCATATTGATATTAGTATTTGTATTGGTTGCTTCCGGTTCCTCTGACTCCGGCTCAATCTCCGGCTCGTTCTGTGGCTCAACTGCCTGCTCACGGTTGATGAGTTCGGCTCTGCCATCATAAAGTTCAAAGGCGTGTTGCACTACTCCCATAAATGACGACTGACCGTCCATCAAAATGCCCTTCACGTCCTCTGCATTGAACACTTTGCCTTTCAGGTGTTCGTCCTTTGCGTTAGGGCAAGCTTTTTTGACATCGGCGCGAAACTCAACGCCAAGATCGGCAAGTTCTTTGATAAGCTCCTTGTCATCATCCTTATTGGCAATGTCGCGATAAGCCTTGTTCTTGTCAAATGACTCGGGGTCATAAAGCTCATGGTAGGTCTCGTCGGTGTACTCGTCTTTCGCTCCATCGGGCAAAGTGTAGAACGCTGCCATTACGCCGATACAACCGACCTGATCTTTGGGGTTCATGTAATAGCGCTCATCGCAAAGAGAAGCGAGATACATTCCTGCCGAGGCACACAAACCATCAACCAAAGCAATCACCTTCTGGCCTTTTGAGTGAGCATAGTCAATGGCAAGAGCATAGTCGTTTTTTACCCATGCCGAACCGCCGGGAGTATTGATGACGAAAACATGACCACGACAAAGAGGATGGTCGGCAGCTCGCATCATCATGTCGCGGTGGTCGATAGAGCCATACGAGCAATAGCCGCCGTTGCGAGTGATAGGACCGTCAACGGAAAGTACCGAAACGAAGGGGAAGTTCTGTGCGTGCTCGTCGTCATCAGGAAGGTCCAAAGTCCAGTTGCCTCTCACCTGCTTGCCATCCTCCGAAATCTGATATTCCTCTGGATAGTAGGTGTTGCCCTCGGCATCCTCTGCGGTGACATATCCACAGCTCTTCTCCGGCTTGCTGAAAGCCGCATGAGTGTTTAGGTTGTGCTCAAGCGACTTGCGAATACCATGCACGAAGTCGGGACTAACCATCCACTTCTTTCCGGTAAGTATTTCAAATAAACCTTTCATTAGTAAAAATGTGTTTTGTGTTATCCTGAAAAATCAATCTTTTTACCGACTGACCATGTTGCGGAGGAAGGACTCGAACCTTCGACCTCTTGGGTATGAACCAAGTGAGCTACCAACTGCTACCACTCCGCTGTGTTATCCGTATGCAAAATTAAAGGCTGCTTCGGTAATATTTAGGACAAAAAAAACGCCGCTATCCTCGCGGACAACGACGTAATATATAATCTAAGGCATTGAAAAATGGTCTAAAATACTATGCGTCTCGAAGTGTGATAGGTATCGGCTCCGACAGGGCTTGTGTGGTGGCAGTGACGGTTCGCGCCAACTCAGTCTGACTATGGTCTGTGGTGCTACCTATGTCGAATGTATGGGGCAAGGTGTAGCACAACTGCAACGAACCGTCCATCTTGCGCAATACCACGTAATACTCCTTATCACGCATATTTCGGTACGCTTCAGCCACATTTTCGCCTCCATTTGCCACATTTGCACTAATATTATATGTATATATAGTGCCATTGCCCTGTTTGGCGGACGTCATCTTCACTTTAAGATTCTCTACAATAACGTAGTTTTCGCCACTCGTAGCCAAGCGTAAAGTTGGCTCGGCAGGGAAACTACAATTATTAATATATAACACTTGTGCCATACTGAACGGTATTGGTATAACACACTCTTCCCTTGGGTAAAACATTACATCGGTAATGCCATCAAGGAACAATTCTTTGCATTTATTGGACAATTCCATTTACTTTTTAAAAAAGGGTTGTTTTTTAACTTAATTTATAAAATAATTTAACAGTTGTTTGCATAGAAACGTTATTCCCATTCTATTCTCTCGAACGAGACTGTGCGCTCACTCTCGTCTATGAACTGCATATCAGCACAAGAATAAGCCTTGAAATTCTTGTGCTCCGTAGCAAACCAACGATCAATGACGCGCCTCATATTGTTTTTCTCTTGCTCGGTAGGGTCAATGCCGTAACGCATTAGGAAGCGTTCAAGCATAGCTACGTGCTTACGACAGATAATACGATTGTTGGAGATGCAATAGTCAAAAGTAGACATGGCCCACTCTATAAGGCTGCGCTTAAATTCATTGTTAAGCGCAGCTTTGAGTTGCCACACACCTTCCTTAGTGAGATTCCACGTCGATGTAACTTGCTTTACGACATCAACAACCTCTACTTCGTAGGGCAAACGAATACAGATATAGTCCATATCTTCACTTTTATTGTAATCACGATAGCCAAAAATACGTTGCACTTCGTCAAAAGAAAGATAGTTTTGATTATCACGAAGCAATATTGAAGTTCCACCATTGGGATGCCGCCCTGCCATCATGTTACGCCATTGCTGGTGCGAAAAACATTGAGGATCAAGCGAACGAGATTGTTCCGTTGTGTTCGTAATATAATGACGGAGGATAAAATGCTCATGCGTATAGACACTAAACACCAACGGCTCATCCTTGGCAAGCACATGCTTGGGGTCGCGATTACGGAAGAACTGGCAACGACTGGTAGGTAGGCGAAGGTAAATGTTAGACATAACGGTTATTATTTTAGTTTGGGCCGTTTATATTGGCCCATAATTAAATCAGTGGCATTGAAGCTGTAGCGCAATGCAACATCGGTCATGTTGTTAGACTGCATCTTGCCGGTCACTTTTTCTATCTTCTCAATGTCGTTACGACTAAGACGGAGGCAGAGCTGTGCAAAGTCAATATAGCAGCCTCCAGACTCGGTATGAGCGATAACGCTCATGTCGAACTTGTCGTTACGACCAAAGAACTGGTTAAGACCTTCTACAAGGTCGGCTTCAGTGTAAACTTGCGCAACCGGATGCAGTTTGCGATACTTGTCGGTATAGGTCTTCAGCCGCTTCTCAAGATAATCATTGATAGAGTCAGAGTAGTCGAAGTAGAGCTGCGCTTCGGGCGAATCGGCATCACCACGTCGGGCAGACTTAAAGAATCCGCGTAGTTGAGTAAGCACCTTCAGTACAGCATCAAACTGATTGAACTCTATACCATCGTTGAATATTTCGCGCATATCGGCTTTAACATCGGTAACAACACTCTCAAGCATATCGGCGAGGAACGTTACCTTATCAAGATTGGCTGCCATGCGGTCAACACGCTCACGCATACCGTCCTTGTTGTAGTCAACATAATACTTCAGCAAAGTACCGAACGAAAGAAAATCATAGCTAACCTCTGAATGTAGGTTTGTCTGCACGATGGAAGCATACATGATGTCTGCCAATTTGCGATCATGCTGCTGAATGGTGCGCACAAGGTTCACCATTTCGCTCGAACCTGGACGCAAACGTTCAGCCGACTTTACGAGTCGGTTGCGCTTCTCTACAGCGTCATTATAGTCGGGATTGTGAAAGAGCACATCGAGGGTCTCGGCATACTTGCTTGTGGGCACATCCTTGAAATGGAAAGAGTAAATAGTGGGCTGGTTGCTAACAAGTTCTTCTCTCGCTTTGATAGGATTTGATTTAGCCATAATTTATGCTATTTATCATAAGGTTGATTATCAAACAAAAACTAACGCATATCTCCTTCGCCGGAAATTACATTTCGCTGCTTGCGAGAGGCAAGTTTTGCGAGATTTTCTTCAGCCACTTCTTCGAGCGTAACGCCCATCACTTTTGCCAGTCCTGCTGTCTGCCAGAGAATGTCACCGATTTCAGAAAGCATAAGACGACGTTCCTCGTTAGATACGTTCCACACCTGCGTATGCAGGATTTTGCCTTCCTCATCACGTTGTGTTGTGGTTATATGCAGCTTGCCCTTACGCATGTGCTTGCCGGCTTTGCTTGCAAACTCGCCAACCTCACCTACGAGATTGGCAAGCATATAGAAGAGATTGTCGCTCTCAGGCATACAAGTACTCATTGCCTTGTCCTGATATTCGTTTAAAGTTAAATTTGCCATGATATATATGTTTATATTGATGATTAAATGTCAAACTTCTCACAATACTGGCGCATACGCACAATGATGATGAAGCGTATTTTCTCGCCAATAATCTTTGCATTAGGATGCGGTGTGCCGGTCTTGCCATGATAACGAAGGTCAAGAATATGCTTCCAGTCGGCAATCGTGTATGTATATGCCACAACAGTATAGGTATCAAGAGGCAGAACACCTCGTGCATCCTCCGGCTTCAATCCAGACTTCAGAAGTCGGTTGTAGCCCCACTCGCATACTCGGCATACAAAACGATACACCATACGCTGCCAACGAGTGCCATAAAAATACCAATGCGGACGTGCTATCTGTACGCCACCCTTCTTCTCCAGATTGCAATAGCGTGTGCTCTGCTCGGCTATGCTGTTGGGCGATGTGCGGTTGAGCTCGCGCGATGTGCTTATCTGTGTAGTCACTACCAGCGTCATTCGGATAATGGAGAATGCTTCCTCACACTCGTACTTCTGAGCCTTCTCAATAAACTTTTCTTCGCTGATACAATACGGACTAAGCGCGTCCATCAGGTTCTTGTTCTCAAGCATGAACTGCATATTAGTGCTGATCCATACCTTATGGTTCTTTGTGGCATAGTCGATGTAGGGAGAAGCGTTCAGATACGCCCAAATGTAGTTAGGAAGGCCCTTCTCGTTGGGCATGAAAAAGTATATTGTGCCGTGGCGATACATCGAGCGGTGTCCGCTTTCCCAGAACCCCTTGCAGCGTTCTTCGTCACGCTTCTGAATGAACGCTTCCACTTTCTCTTCGGTTATTCCTTCTTCGGGCTGCTTGCCCTTAGCCTTGTAGCATATTCTGCCCACTCTTGCTATATGTCGTGGAAGAGATGTCTGTCGCCACCATTCCACTTGTGGTTCGATGAATTTCATTACTTATAAATTTTAGTTTATTGTTTAAAAGATAGTGCATTTTTTCTCGATGCTTACACAATCATGTATCTCACTCGCCGCACTTCTTCCTGCAAATCGCTGGGCGAATCATTGTTGAAGATTACCGCGTTGAAGAACGATAACGGCAGACGCTTACGCTTCTTGTCTCGGTCCATACGCTCCTGCGACACACCTCGGCGCAGTCTGGTGCCTTCTTGTGCCGACACGCATATATTGAACAACTCGATGTCGGGGAATTTCTTGCACAAAACTTTCAGACCATCCTCGTCAATGACGTAAATAGCCTTGTCCGTCACCTGGTCGATGGTGGTCCAATACTCATAGCCACCATACTGGGTGTATGCTAACATCTTGTCGTGCTGCACGTCGCATTTTTCCACAAAATGATGTTCCACACCATCAATCTCGCCTTCACGCTTCGGACGTGTGGTATAAGAACACAACACTTTATATCCACCCATTTCGGACAGCATCCGAGCCACAGTGTCCTTTCCAGCACCACTCGGACCAGTAATTGTTATCAGTTTCATATATTGTTTTTTTGTTTGAATTTTAACATTTGAGCAATCAATATAGAATCATAAGACCACCGTAAAACACACGTAAGCCTCATTTTTTGCGAAAACGTGGGCGTTTTTGCCGTTTTTGAGTTTTCGGTTTAACACTTGTAAAGTGTTTAAGGCGTTTCCCTTTATTTTTACTCCTTCAGCTCACTCCAAACTCGCCTACAAATCTGACGATATGTTTCCTCTCCCAATGCCACCTTACAAGCATGAATGAGATAGTTGTACGTCACGGTCTGACTGCTTCCCAACTGCTGCCATTTCAGGTTTGTCTGCGCTTCATTATATTTAGAGCTGCATCTTGATAGTTGGTGGAATAGGTCAAAACCATACGGATGTGATCGCAATGCCCATCCCGCTTTCACCCAGTCGTCATAACTCTCGGTAATATTCCGATGGTTGCCCACAAGTTCCTGCACAATAACCTCGACCAATCTGTCTTGCACACGCTGCTGTTCCCAGAAGTTAGAGTTGCCTTCGGCTTTATACTCTACATTCGCATTGTGCGAGCGATACGCTTGGCGTGAAGCCAAAGAGACAAGCTGAGCTTGCTCACCTTCCAGTCCCTTATACGGCACCACATTTTTATTTATATATATGTGCTCAGAATCATCCCATGAAGCGAAACGCACACGTCCGATATTGCTGCAAGCCTTGTCAAGCGTAATGCCGATAGCTGCATAATCTTTTAGTAGAGCTTTGAACTGGTCTTTGTGCCGTTCAGGATAAGCCAGTTTTACTAAGCCGAAATATCCGCTGCCGGAGCACGACCGCATCAGCAAGGCTATTTCAGGACGATAACCGCAAGCGAAGCGCACATTTTCAAAATTGCTCAGATGGGCGTTGTCCGCAAGGTCTATGTCGATGGCGAGCCAACCAGTGTGTTGCTTCAGATGAGTTTCTCGACGCGAGACTGGAACTATAAACTTCGACCCATCCTTACGTATACACTCATCGTCGTAGATGCTGAACAAGCCACTCAATGTAGCTCCAGGCAAATGCTTCTTAGTGTCGATGTACTCCTGCATTTTCTTCGCCTTACTGCCATACTCTTTGCGCATAGCGCGAAGATGCTGCACATAGGGTTTCCAACGATCCGTAAGGCAGAACTCGCGGATGGTCATTTGCTGAATGCACTCACCAGTTTCACGGTCTACATACCGACCTACATTGTCGAGCGCATCAGAATATATAGAGCATATCTCGTCAAACATATTTTATAAGTAGAAATAACTGGGTTATCATATCGGTTGCAAATTTAATAATTAAAATTGATATAAACAATATTTTAGCTACGTTTTTCCTACGTTAGTTATGTTTGGACTTTAATTCTTCAAAAGTCCAGTTTTTTGTTTTCGAGTCCATTTTTTCAAAAAATGTCAAAAAACGAAAAGTTCGTAATATTGAAAAACGCTTCTGCTGTCCACCCAAAATCCACTTCGTGACCGCCCAATGAATTTTTCAAAAAGTGATTTAACTTTCTGATTTTCCACTACTTATCAATTAAAAGTTTAAAAATGGGGTAATTTTTTATATATCTATACGAGCGCAAAGAACAAAAAAAATATAAAGAATAGTAGAAATAAGGCATTTTATAGCGTTTTTCGGCATCGCTTTGCCTTTCCCTATATCCTACAACTTATTAAATGTCAATTATTTACGCCATAGGCGTTAATGCTACTAACTATATTATTAGGGTTGGGGAGTTTTGAAAATGGGAGAAGAAAGAAAATTGGCGAAATTTATATATAGTAGTAGTGTTTTTTAGTAGATTTACGGACTTTTGATGATTAGATTATATGTAATATCCATGATTATTAAGGAATTACAAGAGTTTGAAGACTTTGACTCTTGGGGCGGAAGTTTATTCTTGAATAAGCGAGAAAAACGGAAGAAATGCGAGTGAAACGCAAAAGAAAAAGGTCGCCTCGCCTAACGGCGTGACGACCTAATAAATGCTTTGTTGATTGCGAAAAATAGCACAAGAGAAATGCTTTGCTGCTTGCGGATTGCTGCAAAGGCAGCTTACGGAAGGCTATTTGTTCTTCATGAACTGATTAGCCTTTGTCATGCTGTCATAGAGCTTGCCACGGCCGTACATATCAATCTTTGCCTCAATAGGTTGCTCCAGGCGTTGCAGGAGCGTGTTTACGGCTTGCAGAAGGGCGACGTTGGTATTTGCTTGGTAAGACACCATTTCGTCGGTTACGGAAGTTCCTGCGGCGATTGTGGGGCTTGTCTCGGCTATATTGCCAGTGTCGTAAGCACGACGACCGGAATAGTTGCGGTCGTAATTGACGAGAGCCTTCAGCAGTTGCGGATTATTCATCATCATTGCTTGCGTGGTCTCACGTCCGATTACCAACTCGGGACCGTTCTCGGCTACCAACGACGGACGGCCGTTAATGGTGGTAGCGGTAGGCTGAGTGAGGAGCGACACACCGTTGTGTGGTTTGTCGTCCTCGGTTGCCCAATAGAGACTACCATCGTTGCCGACAAACGGACGAAGGTCTTGCACGTTGCCGGAGTCGTAGGTAAGCATACCAGATACGACCTTAGTATTAGGACCCTTGGTTGAGTTTTTCTTCTTTCCTCCACCAAGAGCTGAACTTAAAGCCCACTGAAGAAGTCCCATAAGAGTAGACATAACTACGGCAGCTGCAATAGGACCAGCGATCGGACCTAAGAACTCAAAGCACTTTGCCATTGCTCCAGCGATAGAGAATGTCACCTCGCCCTGAGTGCGCACTGCATCCGACTGCAAAGTTGCATCATTGTTTTTTTGTTTTGCGACGAGAGTAGCGTTAAGAGCAGCATCTGTTGCACCAAGCATAGTCTGCTGTGCAACCTCTGTGCCTTTACTCTGCTCTTTATTTCCTTGCTCCGTTGTAACGGTCATATTCTTCACGCCCTTGTCGGTAGTCTTCTCGCGCTCCTTTGTGCCCTGCTTAACCTCTTTAGAGAGAGCTTTTTGGTGCTTCTTCTCTTCTCGAAGCTGTTTTTTGCGCTGCTTTTCCTCTTTCTTTTTCTTCCTACTGTCACCGAGATCTGCATTAAGCGCAGCATTTACTCCGCCCATTACAATTCCTGCGCCTGCTTCAGCAAAGGAAGATTGTCCTGTAATGGCATCAGCAAAAGAACCTCCTGCCTGTTCTGCTACGCCCTTTAACGCTGGAGAACCTTGTTTTTGATTTGAAGGCGATTTGCGAACTTTGCCTTGAGATTCCTGAGCATCTGCGGGCAAGGCTTTTTGTGTGCGATGAGCAGGATCGAAATACGACGTGGAATTTGCAGAAGAATCCGATTCCTCTGTTTGTTCCGCCGGACTACCAACATTGCTATCTGTTCTATCCGAGACCTTGCTTTGTAAATCCTTAGCAACCTCTAAAAGACCTCGAACATTTTCTTGTATATCGCCTAAACCAACAACACCCTCCCGATGTTCTTCATTTTGAAGGTTATTGTTATTATGCGCACGCTTTAGTGCTGCGTTTGCCTGCGGTTCGTATTTTTTTGTATCAACCGTAGGTACAGGACTTTCTTTCTTTGAATTGCCTGTAATCTCAGGGTATAGATCGGGATGAAAATCAGAGGGGAAATTACCCCTTCTCTTCTCTTCTACGCGCGAAAGAGATTCGTGCTGCAAATCCGACTTTTCCTGAGAATTAGAACGAGAGTCAACAACGTCGTCATCTTTTATTTTTACGGGGAGCTCTGCGCTAACCTTATCTTTAGACGGGTAAGAAGGCATAGTGTCGGGGTCGACACTTTTAAAAAGCCCTCCAGCTCCATGTCTTTCGGTGTTGTTGGGCACCAAAATAGGAGAAGTTGCCATAGGCGAATCCTTGTGAGCAACCGTGGGCAGCGCATCAGGTCCGCCTGGTTCCGAGTGCACAACGACATCTGTCTTTTTGTCTGAAATAGAATCCGATGGCTTTGTTTCATTATCCACAATGACATGAGCCGGATTGCCCGCCGTGCCAATATCCGACGTATTCATCGTTACCGCATTAGCGTCGGCATTAGCACGCGCCGCCTCAATGTCGGGCTGTGCGTTTTTCTTACCTCGCTTGGCTCCTGCATCATTGATGGCTTTCCACATTTGTGTGTTTACATCGTTGAGTGCCATCTTTGCCCAGGACTCAAGCATGGACTTAAGGGCAGACTTGATAGCGTCGTTTGCACTCTCGGCATCGTAGCGCATTTCTGCAAGAGCCTGTCCTACGGCAGCACCGAAATCCTCGATAGGCTGTACGAGCTCCTTCATCTGAGAGAGACGCGACTTCATTGCCGTTGCCATCTGATTGACATAAGCAAGCTCGGCTTCCTGACGGGCACGCTCGGCTTCGGCGAGAAGCTGCTGGTTTTTATTGTTGCGCTCCACGAAAGCGTAATAGTTCTCAGCAGCTTGCATACGAGCCTTCATCAGTTCTATCTCTGGGTCGGCTGTAAGGTTGGCGAGACCGAGATTAGAGAGAAGGTTTGTACGCTTGCCGAACATCTTGCTTTCGTTCTGCATCTTGCGCATTTTTTCTTGCTGGTCGAGATTACGCTTGTCGCGCTTCCAAAGGAAATCGGTAATTTTCTTAGCGTCATCGTACTGCTTCTTCTCTGCTGCGGCAAATTCGTCGTTGTACTTTATCAGTTCGAGATAAAGAGCTTTGAGGTCTTGCACTTTAAGAACAGAGAAATCGAAACCCTCATTGGCTACAGACAAGAACTGAAGAAAATGATTCTGAAAATCCTCACTCTCAGGATTAAGACTATACAATACGGTAATAGACTCACGAGCCTTGGTTGTCAGCTTATCAAAAGCAGTATTCATCTTTTCGAGACCTTCAGGAGAGTCAGAACGAATATCCTTGGCCGGTTGGAGAAAACCTAAGCGGTCAAAATTACTGCGAGTATTGCGGTCAACAGCACCCGTATAATCATGCTCGTTCAAAATCTTCTGAATCTCACGCTGACGAGCAAGAAGTTTTTCTGCTGCTTCGCGCAATTCCTTAGAACCATTGGCAAATATCTGGTCGAGCAATGCACCAAGATTCTCAGCAAGAGTCTTGTTGTTTTCACGTGATAGGTCGCCAGATAGTTTTGTGAACAATTTGTGAAGTTCACCAACATCCGCTTTGCCTATTGACTCAAGCAGTTGCTTAGAAGTCTCATCATCGAACACCATCACATCCTCATCCATGTGGGAATAGAACTGTTTCCAACCATCGCCAAGATTAGCAATAGATTGACGAGCCGTGCCAAGAGCACGATCCATCTGCGATTGCAGATAATCCAACTGTTCTTTCTGCTGACCTTCACTTATCTTCTCCCCATCGGCGTTCATTTGTGCCACCCATTCCAGGTATTTGCGCATTTGTTCCTCATAGAAAGCCTTGATATTGGCGATAAGCGCATTAGCACGGTCTTTTGCGATATTCTTTTCATCACGGTTAGGATTATGACCCGATCCAGTGGTAGCGTTGTTTTCGGGAGCGTTGTTATCGAGAGTGCCGGGATCTTCTTCGGGGTAAGGGGTGTAGCCTTTAGGAAACCACTTATGGTAATTGTCTTCAATATCCTTTTCTTTCTTATATCTTCTACCCGTAGAATTGGCATACCAACGAGCAGCGGACAACAAGTCACGGAGTTCATACTGCATATGAGAATCGGCAAGACCTGCTTTCGTGCCGTCGTAACTCGTACGATATACAAAACCTTGCTTATCGAGTTTCCAGTCAAGGCCTTTCTTCAAACCCGACTTACTCTCCGGCATCATTTTAGCTAACCTCCAGAATATCGCATTTCCATTTGCGCCTTTGCGTACCCATCGGTCTATATCAGTGAAAGAAGCCCCAAATTTGTCAATGCCCATTTTCTGAATCTGAGCCAACAAAGCGTTTGCAGCCGCATCTCTATCCGCATCGAGTTTCGGCAGAGCTTTTTTCTTCGCTTGCTCCATCATACGGTAATAGGTAGCCCTCTGGGCCTCCTGTGCCAACTCAGAGTAATGGTCGCGCAAATCTTTTACACTCTTTACCTCAATGCCAAGTTTAGAGATATAAGAGTGGAAATCTCTGTTAAATCGTGATATAAGACCTTGACGCTCCTTTTGTGAAAGGTTTGCCTCGCTCATCATCCGCTTGTAGTTGGCGAGTTTTTGATTTAGATTACTGGTCTCTACGGCGGCTTGACCAAGGGTGGATTTCCATGCGTTTGCCTGTCTTTCAGCTTCCTTCGCTGCTTCAGCCGCCTCCTTTGCACGTTGTGTATATCCATATATAGCTCCTGCCACGCCGACAACAACACTCGCGAGAGCTATCCAGGGGTTTAGCTTCATTGTCTTGTTTAACGTGCTTTGCGCTGCATTAGCCGTGAAGAGAGCTCTTGTGTATTGAAACATACTCTTTACCGCTACACCCAGTGCTGTCAAGTATTGCCACAGAAGGGTCAAACCAGAATAAAGACCCTGTGAAGCTATATAGCCAATGATTACCGGCAGAAGGGTCGCTACGGCTTTCAATGTTATAAGTACCATCTGTAAAGCAACCTGCAACGTACCTTTTAACAACGGACTGCTTGTCATCGTTGCCGACATCTCATACCACCATTCCGCCATGCCCTTTACAGCGTCCACACCGTCAGGATTGACAAACGCCTTTTCCCAAAGGTTGTTAGCTCTTTCGAGAATACCGATGGCACTCTGCTGCTGCATCGAGTATTCTTTACCTACGGCTGTAGCTTCCTCAAAGGCTTCCTGCGATTCGTAGAGATGGTCTTTCAACATATCCACATTCTTAGCCATAGTAACCATCGAAGAAATAAGACGCTGACCATCACCTCCTACGTCCTTGAAGATTTCACCAAGGGCATTCATGTTGCCCTTCTCTTTCATCTTCTCAAGAATGAGGACAATAGCATCCATAGCGTTACCTGCCTGGTACATGCTGTTGATTGTTCCGGCAGGAATAGCAAGGTCTTTTTCTATCAAGTTATGGTTCTTCTGCAACGCCACAATAAACTTAGACATGGCAGTAGCTGCAACTTCGGGCGAAGCCATCTGCGCACTGAACGCACTACCAAGGGCGAGCAACTGATCGGTTGTTATGCCGGCGGTTCGTGCCACACCCGTACATCGCTTTGCAAACTCAGTAATGTCACTGCTCGTGGCAGTAGATGTAGAAGCCAACTTAAACATAGAAGAACCTACAGCTTCAATGGATCTTTCGAGTCCCATTTTGGGGATAAGTCCCATTACTTCCGTCATCTTCAGCAATGACGGGAGGGCTTTTTCTCCCATTTCCTCGCCGATCGCTACGTTAATTTTATCGGCGGCTCTTACAAATTGGGTCATGCCTTCCACTCCGTACTTTCCTACGCCAAGTTTAGATGCCTCATAGGCGAGCTGCGCCAACCCGTCCACGCTTGTTCTGGTGTCGATTTTGGCCAACTCAGTAGAGAGTTTTTTAACTTCCTCCATAGTCAGACCGCTGACCTTACGGATGTCGGTCAACGAACCTGAATACTCCAAATTCTTCTTAATGGCACCCGTCACAAGTTCTTTCGCCTTGTTGAACGCTGCAAACAATCCAACGTATGCCGTGAGGTTCTTCATCGCTGTATGCCATGCCCCACCCTGCTTGTTGGCTGCGCCCGTCACCTCGTCGATGTTCTTCTTCAGCTCCTTCATCGACTTCTGCTTATCGGCAAACTCCTTGCTCTTGGTGTTGATTTGGTTTAGTTCCTCTTCGAGTTGCTTGTAAGCACGGCGCAGTTCGTCGAGGGAAGCCTTACCCTGCTTGCTACGAGTGAGAATGTCGTTGAGGGCACTCTGCGACATACGTGTACCCTTGAGAGTCTGTTCGAGCATGGAGTATTGGCGACGAAGGTCGGCTACATACTTGCTGCCAGCAGGAAGCTGCTGTATCTTCTGCTGTATCACTTCCATTGTACGCTTTATATCTTCGCCCGAAGCCTTGTTGGGTTCAGCCAATACCTGCTTCATCTGCTTCCAACTCATTGATGCTTTCTGAGTCTTGCCCGACACAGCCTCCAGTCGCTTCTCTATCTCCTGAAGTTCGCGGTTATAGTCTCCAATTTCATCGTAGTACTTAGTAGGCGTATTGTCGCGCTTCTCGGTAAGTGTAGCCTTGGCTCGACGCAAATCAGATGCCGAAGCATAACCATTGCTTACAGTCTGACGTGCCTCCAACACGCTCATCTTGCCCTTGCGTCTATCCTCCTCGGCTTCCAGCTGCTTCAATGTGGCGAGATTCTGCTGATACGACGCATCCGATTTTTCCAATGAGCCTACGAGGTCGCGTTGTTGCTTGATGGCCTTGTCGAGCCATTGGTCTGACTGGTTCTTTATATTCTTTAATCCATCGGGGATCTTGACATACTGACCTTCTATAAGGCGTATCTCATCGCCCACCTGCTTCATCTCGCTTCGTATCAGTTCTGCTCTCTTCAAGTCTGCATCCGAGCCTGTAAGTTTAGCGAGAGCCGCCTTACCCGAACCAAGCGCACGGCGAAGGTCGCGGAGCTTAGTATTGGTGAGGTCTTGCACCACCTCACCCAATCGTTTCGTGTCCTCGATATTGTCGCGCTGCACTTGCGAGAGAGCCTTTAGCGTGCGTTCTGCTTGCTTACACTCAGCCGTATTAGCCTGACCTGCGGCAGTCATCTTCTGAATGTCGGCAGTATATTTCTGCACAAGAGCATCAATCTCTTCCAATACCTTCTTGGCTGTAGAGGCATTAGCTGTGATTACTACTTTTGCTAATCTTTGTGTTGCCATTGTTATTGTCGTTTTGTGTTATTAGAGTGTGATATGAATATCCGAATCCTCAAAAGCCTTAATCATCTGCGCTTCACCTTGGAATCCGTAGAAGTCAACAAGATAGTTTTGCATACGCGATTGCAGGTGTCGAAGCTCCATCATAATAGCAGGACGCTGCGATCGACCTGCACCATAGCGTTTCCAGGAACGGACATAGCGGCGAGAGTAGTTGGCCTTTCGTGCGCTATCCACGTCATTATACTTGGTGCCAAGACCTACACCCATATCAACGAAGCGCATATAGTCGTTGTAGGTAAACTCGTAGGTCCAACCTTCGGGAGTGTCATTCACTATTCTACCTTGGAAAGAGTTTACGCCCACTCCCGCAGCGTGCCATTGTCCGCGTGCTCCGCGTGCATCGTTTATTGCCCGAAAGCCGCTATAAATCTCCTTCGGGAAAATGCACTGCGTCTCGGTGTTTATCTTGAGCTGACGCAATACGTCGCCAAGATACCATCGTGCGGTGTCCTTGAAATCAAAGGCTGGGGTTTGTATGGGTTTTGGCATGATGTTTTACTTTTTATTATCATCCGAGTTTTCATCTTTCGGCACGATATACTTGCCATTGCTGCCACACGCGAAATTGTATAGCGGTTGCAGACTCTTCCAGTCCATGCCCACAACGAGCCATTGTCCGGCATAGATGTCGCCCACCAAACCGAAGGATATGGAACTGGTGTCGATGCTTTGCAGCTCTGCCATCACCACGGCATCATCGGCAAAACTGCGCTTTGTGACAGGGCAGCGGCCTGTGCGCTTCACCTCGATAAGCCATGCTATGAGATCCTTGCAGTAGTCGGCGAGGTCGTTTGCCGTGCGCTCTATCTTGTTGCCGTCGTAACGGCCAAGGGTCTGCGGCGTGTCCTTTACCTTGGCGAGAAACCACACCTGGTGAGAGACAGAGGCCTTCTTTGCATCAACGAGTTCGCCGGTGATCAGTACGCTGTATAGCATACACGGTGAATGAACAATGTTGGCGTTCCGGGAGAAAATGTTCTCAAGGTCGATGTAGCGGATGCGGAAGAAACTCTGGTCTTCGAGGCGTTCGCTTTCGGGTTTGTGAGATAGGGGCTTGTAGATGGAAGCCCAATGCTCAAGGATATTGCTTATTGTCATAATGCTGCTTAGTTTTGTTTGTTATTCTTTCGCTGCTTCCTCCGCTTCCTTGTCCTTCATCAGTTCTTTCAGTTTCACGTTGAAGTGTCGCTCGGTCTTGTCTGCCACAATCTTTTGCAACACTCTTGCCCAAGCTGCTCCGTTGCAGGTGCTCTCGTTTTCAAGTATGCTGACGAACTGAACGAGGCAGTACATGGCGGTGAGCTGGTTGGCGAGGTGGGTGTTCATATAGCCAAGAATGTTACGGTCGAGATATGAGGCGAGGCAGATGCACATGATTAAGACCGAGAACGTCCACACCATCTTTGCCATCTTCTTGGAGCGCAGCTTGCCGTCCATCTTGCACTTCGGGTTGCGCTTTATCTCTTCGCGGTATCTTTGGTAGATGCGACGGTTGCACCGCCATGCCGTATAGCAGTCGATGATGAGGGCGAAGAAGCACACGGTGATAAAATTGATCGAGGGTTCGATGTGAACCCACAGCAAGCCGAGCACTGCGGCAATGACTCGCGAAACGTAGAAAGGATTGTTCATGTTTTGTGTTGTGTTTTTGTGTTGTTGTCCTGAATTTTATACAACAAATTTACTGATTAGTTACTACACATAACGGACATTGTGGGGTGCGGGGAGATTAAGTATGTCCGTATGGGGGACGGGCAACATTGTAACTTTAAGGCAAGAAACAAAAAAAACTAATGATGATATGTCAGGACTTACACAAAACACGCTCGCCCGCATTGACAAATGGTTGAGTTACGGCACAAGTATAGAAACGGCGTTCCCAAGGCTGGAGCAACGCTACCGTATGCAGATATGCTCGGAGTTTTACAAGCGATGGGTGCAAAACAAGGACATCGACCCTCGGACGGTGTGCCGCAATATCGCCCGACGTGACTATGAGATGTTCTTCAACCAGGCAGCGCAGAGCAATAAGGAGGCGCAGGAGTATGTGCTTGCGCTGAAGATTACGCTCGACGACGAGGGCAATATCTGTCCGCGTACCGTGACGGAGCTCAACAACGACGTGCTGGTATGCAACCATCTGATACGTTTCTTCCAAACCGACGAGAGTCCACGACACAAGGCTATGTATCTGAGCAGTGCCGAATGGCTGATACGCACGGGTAAACAACAGAATAACGATCGTGCAGTAGATAAAGGTATGCAGGCCTTGGCTAACGTGTATGGCAACTTTCAGGAGGAGAAGGACGCTACAGACGAGATGCCGGACATGAGTCGCATTGCCATCACGCAGGACGTGAGCATCGTCAAGCGCGACCGCGTGAACTACACCGAAGAGGAGAAGCTGCGCATGGCTCGAAAGTACGGGCTTACCACAAAAGACCTACAGGAGATAGAAGACGACGAAATGTTTAGCGACAAACGAGAGGAAGAACCAGACTATTTTGAGTACATGGAGATGGAAAGTGAAGAGGGAAAAACTAAGAGTGAAGAATCCAATAGTTATAAAAACAGCACAGAATATGGAAAAGCTGCAAAAAAAGAACAAAATGAAATGCCTAATCGACAAAGTCGTTAAAGGTGAAATTTTTACGTTTCAGGAAGAAGTGGAATATCAGGGAAGAAATACCTATTTGCACCGTCTGAATGAAAAAATACAATGGTATGCACACTACAGAGATCCTACACCTTTTATCGCTGAAATACGAAACGGGGAAAAAGTCATATTGACTCCACTGTTCGATGCGCATGGTAGATACGATATATTCGGAACTAATGGAGAAAAAGAAGGAGAGGTGAATATTCCATTAGACGAATTTCTCTTGAGACACTATTTGTTTTAGTAGCCATTCGAGTAAAACGCACAACGAATTAGGCGAATTGACAATTTTTGAGCCAGCAGAAGATGAGGAATATGATTGTCGAAAACATAGGAGAAGTATTTTTAGGTTTGAGGGATGCCAATACCTATATACAAACAATGGGCATAGTTCGATACAAGCAATAGTTCTATAAGGTTTCGCCCGAAGCATGACAAAGGTTTTGCCCTTTGCACCAAAAGGGTCGGCACCTAAAAACGGAGGTTCAGACCTCGGCAAATATACCCATTGATGGGTTGGATAAAAACCATTGATGGTATGGGTAAAATAAGTAACAAAAACAACGATATGATAACAGAGGATTTACAAAAGAAAATAGACCGTGCCATCCGTCTGCTTCAAGGCATACAGAATGGATACGACGATGAGATAGAGGTGGCGTATTCGGGCGGCAAAGACTCTGACGTGATTCTGCAACTGGCTAAGGAAGCGGGTGTCCGCTATCGTGCCATTTATCGCAACACTACGATTGATCCTCCAGGTACGATTGCCCATGTGGGGCGTATGGGTGCCGAAATACTCAGACCCAAGGAAACGTTCTTTCAACTTGTAACGAAAAAGGGATTCCCTAACCGTTTCTCACGATTCTGTTGCGAGAAGTTGAAGGAATACAAGGTTACAGATAAGTGCATCATGGGCATAAGGAAGTCGGAGAGCTCGAAGCGCAATGAGCGATACAACGAACCTACGGAATGCCGTTTTTACGGTCGCAAGACGGAGGACAATCATGTGGAAGCCATTTACCCTATTCTCGATTGGACGGACGATGATGTGTTGGCTTTCGTCGAAGACCGACATCTGACACTCGCTCCAGTCTATTACACCAATCGGGGGGGGCAAATCGACGTGTCGAAACGTCTCGGCTGTATGTGTTGCCCACTCGCCACAGAGCGCAAGCGCATCCTCTACTTCAAGGAATATCCGCGTATGGCACGAGCCTACCTGCGTGCCGGACAACGCTTTTGGGACAATCATCCCGACGCAAAGGTTCGCCAACGCTACGACAACGTGTACGAATGGTTTACGCGTGACGTGTTTTTCCCTCGCGAAAAGGACTGGAAGAAGGCTAACGTTTCGCTGTTCGGGAAACCGGACTGGAAGGAGTTTTTGGAAAGAGAGTTCGGCATTGACTTGACATTATAAACAACATAAAACAATCACGATATGGCAAAGATTATCTATTTCGGGACAGAAGGAAACGGCAAGGCTGGTCACTACCCTATGGGTATCGACAAAGGCCTTACCCACGAAGAATACAAAATATGGACTGAATGTGACAACGAGACGTGGATCGATAATATCTACAAGAATCCAGGTCGCCACTTGATAAAACATCACGGCGTTATATATACCAACTATGCCGTGCCGTTCTCCATTGACGACGAAAGAAGATATTCACATACTGAAGTATTTTGGGAGGGTTTACACTCAGAGGAGGAAATGATAGAACTCATAAAGAGCAATCCTTTCTTGAAAAGACAATTTAAAATGTAAAAGACATGAACTATTCAATTAAATGCGGAAAGGAGGTTCACAATGGCTAAGGACTGGGTGGGCGGCTCGGCTGCCGTGTTCAAGACATTAGGAGCGAGTAATCATGCTGACGGAGAACGACAGCGTGAGGACTATTACGCTACGGAGCCAAAAGCTACGGAGTGGCTTTGCCGGTTGGAACAATTCGACGGTAGAATATTGGAACCTGCGTGTGGCGAAGGACACATAAGCGAGGTGCTGAAGGCAGCAGGGTATGAGGTGGCGAGTCGCGACCTTGTGGATAGAGGTTACGGCGAGGTGGCTGACTTCCTCGCAATAGATAACTTGGCGTGGAACGGCAACATCGTGACCAATCCACCCTACAAATATGCGCAGCAGTTTGTGGAAAAGGCGCTGAGCATCATTCCCGAAAGAAAGAAAGTGGCGATGTTCCTAAAGCTGACTTTCCTCGAAGGCAAGGCCAGACGCGATCTCTTCCGTTCTACCCCCCCCCATTCGTGTCTGGGTAAGTTCGTCGAGACTGAAATGTGCTATGAATGGCGACTTCGACAAGTACGGCAGCAGCGCAGCGGCTTACGCATGGTTCGTGTGGGAGAAAGGGTATAAGGGCGAGACAACGGTGAAATGGTTTAACTGACGGGAACTGAACAACAGAAAACACAAAACAACACAAAAACAACACATGAGTAACAACCGACACAAATACTTCAACAAGGTTCCGCCGTTCAAGCCGGACCCCGAGCACTACACTCGCAAGCAGCACTCATGGAAGGCGAAGGAAGCATACGAGACCGAGGATGATGCTTGGGAGTTCTTACAAGAGAACCCGAAACTCAAAGCACGGGGATATACGGTGTACCGGTGCAGGACGTGCAATAAATGGCATGTAGGACATAAAACATCAGGATAACAATGCAGCAAGCACATAATATTTACTTAACTAAGTTCCAGCAGCAGTCGCTATACATGGGAGCCAAAGACGAGCGAGTGATTGCTGCCCGCCGTGTGGGTAAGACCGATGGTTTGGTGGCTCCTTACGTCTGGACGGCAAGCAACTCCATGCCTGGTATGCTCGGCGCATGGGTGGCAGTATCGCGTCAACAGGGCTTCGGTAAGACCATCCCGAGTACGATGGCGGCAATGGAGCGTATGTTCGGCTTTACGCAGGGCATTCACTTTGGGTGGGGACGACCACCGAAACATGCTCGTGAGAGTATCTTCAAACCTAAGAACTACGACAACTACATTTGGCTGGCGAATGGTGCCGGATGGGTTCTTATTTCTCTCTCGCAGACTGCCTCTGCCAACTCCTACACGTTCTCGGCAATGGTGGGCGACGAGGCGAGATTCTTTCCTTATAAGAAAGTAACGGACGAATTGATGCCGGCTCTTTCAGGTCAGACGCATCCGCTGGGTGACATCAACTTCTCTGACCACAACCCGATGTATAAATCAACACGCTTTCTCTCGGATGCCTCGCTCACTGCCAAAGGTTCGTGGCTGGAGAAGGAGGAGGAGAAACTGGACCTGACCGTAGAGACGGGTCCGTTCAAGGGCAAGACTTACCGATGGGTGCAGGAGCAGTTGGAGGATTATGCAAATAAGGTGATACGCTACAACGACCTGCTGTATAACGCCAAGAAGAACAGTCACTCAGTTCATGTGGTGCCGAAGGATTTGCGCACGATGATCCGTGCCGTGGCTCTGAAGATGATGAAGCATGAGGGACAGTTCAAGATAATGCCCAACCATGGCCAACACGTCACAAAGGGCATGGTGGAGATGGCTGTCAACTATAAACTCATTCCACAGGACGATGCCGAACTAATTTACGATTATGAGTATCTTATCACGCCAGAAGAAGATTTCGAGATGCAGATGTTTCTGCGCTCAAAGAAGTTCACTGATGGTTATCTGCGTGAGCTGCGCCGTGTGGCTTTCTGCGTGCGCCGTGCGTCATCGCTCGACAATGTGGATATTTTGAGTGAAGACTATATTCGTCAGATGAAGCGTGACCTTCCGCCATACACCTTCGCGGTCTCAATTCTTAACGTCAAGATGCAGAAGTCAAACGATGGCTTTTACTCCAACCTCGACATTGATCATGTTCATGGTTATATCCCCGACGAGATAGACCCTCTCAGCTCCGCGAAGTTCTCTACGCAAAAATCTACAGGCATCATCGGTGGCAAGCGCATTACGAACGAGAGTTACCAACCCGATTTCCAGGAACTCGCCGAGCGCAACGACTGCCGCATGGATTCCGACTGCATCAACTCCCTGCCTCTATATATAGCTCTCGACTATAACGCTAACATCAATACGCTCGTTGTGGGACAAGGCTACGCGCGTGACGGCATGGAGTGTCTGAATGTGATAAAGAGTTTTTACGTAAAGAACGAGCGCAAACTACGCGAACTAATTGCCGATTTTTCGGACTACTACGCTCCGAAGCGAGCCATCAACCGCGACGTGACGTATTTCTACGATTCCACTGCCAAGCAGGGAGCCTCGTACGCTTCGAGCGACGAACGCTTCTATATGATAGTGATTGCAGAACTGGAGAAACGAGGTTGGAACGTGACAGCAATAGACATGGGTGCGCCGGAAAAGCACGAGGTGAAACATCAAATCATTAACGACGGTCTTGCTCACCTCTCCTACCCCGCCATCCGTATTAACCAAATAAACAACCCCGATCTTATCATAGCCATGCAGCTCTGCGAAGTGCAGATTGCGTACAAAGGATTTCATAAGGATAAGTCGGGCGAAAAGAAGCCAGAAAGTGAGGACACACTGCCCTTACAGCAACGTACCGACTTCACGGATGCCTTCGATACTCTGTATTTAGGTTACAAATTCTTCCGTGGCGGTGGCGGTTGGTTTGTGCGGCCGAGTGGAAGATGATGGGAGTTTTAAGTTTTGAATTGTGCGCTACACGCATTTTGGATTATTCAATTTTGAGTTTTCGGGTATATAAAGAAAGGCGAAAGGCAGACGTTATCACAACGGCTGCCCTTCCAAAGTTTTAAGTATGAAAATTGCGAATATCTCTTATAGTAGTATGATTAAATATTACTTGTTATTTTGTTTTCCATGACGATGTTTGGGTGTCTTAAAAAGAGGGCGTGTAAGTTTTGCAGAAACAAAATGGCGAAACAGAGTATCGATCACTTCTGCATTAAAATCCGCCGTATAGCCAACCTTCTTTATATAATCGTTGATTTGCTTCACATCCTCCATCGTGAGGGTTGCCACTTTGTATGTCTCCCGTAGATGCAAAGACGCATTCTTGTCGATAAGATTACAGAAACCTCTCGAATAGTGGCTATATGGTATCGACAAAGTATCGTCTGCCACATAAAGGACCTCAACGTTGTTCTGTTCGTGTATCAAAAAAGCGTGACACATGACCATCTTCCCTTTGCCGTAGGGTCCTTTCAAAATGGCGATAATATACTGCCCAGGGTTTTCGGGATCTAAAAACTTGCAATATTCGCCGTCAACAGCATAATAACGGTCGCGATCACCCGGAGCAGGACTCTCAATAATAAACTCCATATTCTTATTTCCCACAACATCACTGCCCTTTGCGGACAGCTGACTTATGCGCTGCTCCAACTCTTTAATGCTTTTAGAGTGCTCGTCAAGCATATCTATTACAGGCTCCATATTTTCCTTAAACGTCTGCAATAGGTTTTCTTTTAATTGTTTAAACATATCCTTTGTTTTTAGAACGACAAATCCATTTACTCTTTTTCCTCCTTCAACATATCATGCCGTAGCCCCATGAGCCACGACTTGAGATTGATGTAACGATTGTTGTCGAGGTTGGCGTCTCGCCACTCGGCATATTCGTCATAGGTCAGACCATTCTCGATGATACGAACCATGTCTTCCGGATTCAGTACGTCGGCTTCCTCAAAGTCGCACGCCCCACCTACTTCCTCTCCTATCCAATACCACTTGCGGCAACCGGAAAACAGTTGCATATTGACGAGTTCTGCTAACTTATTACAACTATCCTTGTACTGCTTTATAAATTTCTTTAGCTTAGGGTTCATATCTATACATTTAGCTTTTTAATTTTGACTTATTAAGTTAAAACGCTCGCAAAAGTCGTCGTATATGTCAAAATCGTTCCACCACTCTTCCTTGTCTTCTTGTACGTACTCGTTGCGTACCCCTCGACTTCTTACTGCCATCTTTATCTGATCGTCGGGAATAAAGGCATCAAACGCTTCTATTGCATGTTGAAGTTTCCACCTCCGCATACTTTCATTGAAACAATAAAGATGCAGCGGTCTATACTTGCCGTGGAAGCGATAGCAGAATGCCCTGAACGTTTTGGTACCATCCTCGGACCTGAACAACACTTTATAGCGATTGCCACGATGCAGAGCAGCGAGCACGTGCATGAAATCATAGTAGCCGAAGTGGGGGCTATTCTGACAGAAATAGACACCGAACGTATCTCGACGAAGGAAAAACCACAAAAAGTCCATATCGTCAGCAGACATCTGAGGAATCGCCTTATAGACGATATTGCGCCATACGTGCTGACGTAGATGCGAGCCATGAACAAATCCTTCGATGGCGAACATGAAATCGTGATGGTTGAAAGACACTTTAATCATTGTCGCTATTTACAAGGTTGTGTTTCACATCATCGTACATTGCCATCTCTACCTTCTCTCCGTCGTAATGGCCAAGAGCAAGGAGTTGACCGTTCTCTTCTGTAGCATTCTGCGCCGAAGGAGCATTAGCTCGGACAACGAATATGTCGAACTCCTTGATGCAGTCAAGCTGCTCCATAGGCAGCATCGGCATGTTTTCTCTTGCCTCTTGCCGGATGCGCATAATGTCGGCTTTGGTGAGATTTGCGAACTTGAGTTGTGCCTTGCGCACGGCGTCCGTTTCTACCTCTATACGATATGCTTCGTAGGCCTCGTTAATAAGTTTATTACTCTGCCACATGGCAACCTGATTGAGGAACTTGTGGAAGCCGGCACGTCCCTCAGCCAACTTTAACACAGCGAGGACTTCCTCGATAAGGAGAAGATTATCCCTGCGACGCCAGAAGAGAACGCCCCTACGCTCAAACTCGTCGAGAATGGAACAAACGGCGGTAAGGTCACGCAATTCTTTTAGCGACTGCTTTTTCTTTGACTTGAACAAATTCATATTTTTGATTTTTTAAAAGTTGTTTATATTATAGACTGCGCACACGGAGCAAATAAAAAACTCTAAAAACCTCCCCGCTCTCACGAGCGAGAAAGTAAACTAAATTCCATCAAAAATAAAAACGTTTTAGAAATCCACTCCTATTCTCACGAACCAGAGTAGTGCTTTAAAAACAATATTAATCTACCATAAAAAATAACTTAAACTCCATGTAAACAAATCGTTTTAATGCGTTATAAATCTCGTGCCATCTACTTCGAGCACGAGTATGTCGTTCACAACCCTTATCTCGCCACTCTCCACAAACTGCACCTTGCGCTGGTGGCGTATGGTGTCAACCGAGAGGCAGACGCAGGTGCCGGTGTCTACATGTCCCGTCTTGGTGAGGAAACGTATGTAGAACGGCATACGTGCCACGTTGCGTGCTGTCTGCGGTGGATTGAAGCCGGTGACGCGCTGACCCGTGCGTGGGTCGTTCCATTGCCACTTTTCCATATAGCGGCGCAGCTCGGTGAATGACTGTGTAAGTGGTCTCATATTTATTCTTCTTTGAATGGCGGAAATTCCAAGTGTATGAACCTGTCTATTTCCTTATCCTTTATCAATTTTACACCTCCGGCAAACATCTTCTTGCGCTGACGCAGTACGTCGGGGAAGAGAATATTGCGGAGTGAATTGCCCCAGTCGGCTGTAGAGTTTAGCAGGTGGGAGGGATGGAATACTATTGTGTATGCAGCCAGTCGTACATCTATTTGCGGACGGTCGAACATCGGTCCGCTTAGTGTCAATGCCCTATCTTTGTTGTAGAGCACCATGTGGCTGCTTAGGTCGCTCACGTCATCGCTTTGCGCATAGATGATACGGTCGGCGTAATCGCCAAGGTGTTTTGCTATGAGCGAGTCGCATGAGCGGTAGGTGGATAGCACGAGGTGGGTTATCCATCCTCGCTCAAAGCATTGCTCAAGAAACATAAATGTCTCTTGCTTAGGCAAAGGCATGGTGAGCACCATTACGTGAGAGTCTATCACGAGGTGGCTCACTGCCTTATAGAATTTCTCCACCGTTACGTCGCCATGTGTGTAAAACGTGAGCTGACGGTGAGGTGCCTGGTTGACCGCCTTGGGCAGCTTATTGTCTACGCAGCAAGGCGGAATAAAGAGGAGAGTATCGTCCATTTGATTATTAATTATTAGTTATGAATTATCAATTAATCGTCAAGCAGCATCGGCATCACAAGCGTCATCACTTTAGGCGCAGGTGTGTCAGCGGTGAGCACTACGGCGTGCGAAGCATCGAGCAACTGCATTCGTATGGTGTCCGACGGGATGGAGTTGATGCAGGTTTGGAAGGCAGAAGATTTCAAACCGATGCGGAAATTGTCGGGGCACTCTGCGTTAGATATGAGCACCTGGTCTTCGCCGGACAAAGCAAAATCCATGTTACTCGCAGAAACGTTGATGAAAATGCCGTTCTTCTCTACCTTTACAAGATTGCTTGCGCTACTTGAGAACAGACTGACACGGCGCAGGATGTCAGTCATTTCCTTCTTGTCAAATACAACGAAGTAGGGGTTGGACTTCGGAATTACGCCGCTGTAGTTAGGGTATTTGCCCTCCATGTGCTTGCAAATAAGTTCGATGTCGCCCGACGAAAAACGGATGGTGTTTCCGTCGTTCTCGATGCTGATCTCCTCGCATCCGTCAAAGGCTGACAACGTGCGGAAGTAATTGCGGTGGATAAGCGTCTTGCGAGGCTCGCCACTACGGAAGAAATCACTGCCACCCTTCTGCGGATCATTGCTGTGTACTATCTTTGCAAGCGTATGTCCGTTCGTAGCCGCAAAGACCACCTCTGAGCGGTCGTCGGCAATGTCTACACACAAGCTGGAAAGCTGGGGGCGAAGTTCGTCTATCTGAACAAACTTATCAGCAGTATCTATAACAGAATGGAACAACTGAAAAGGCAGGCAAATAATTGTTGATGCCTCACTCTTGGGCAATAGCATCTGAGGGTATTCGTTGCCCGAGAAATAAGCCATTTTAGCCTTGCCCGACTTAACGTTGTCGCCACTGCCGGTGCAATACTCTACAGTGAACGACGATCCACCCTCCTCTATATCAAGAGTGACAACGCAGTCGGGCAGTGTGCCTAACAGCGAACTGAGCATCTTTATAGGTAGCACTATCGGCTTATCAAACTTGCCACCGCACAACGAAATGGGCGCCGGGATGGTGAGCTGTGCTTCTGCTGTAGATGACGTAAGAAAGAACAGACCGCTTTCGTTGCAGGTCAGCAGCACATTGTCGAAAATGGCAATGGGATTTTTAGAGCCGATACACTTTGCCGACTTGTTAAGGGCAGCGTGCAGGGCTTTGGATGATAGGGCTTGTAACTTCATAAGTTTTGAGTTTTGAAATTTGAGTTTTGAATTATGCGCGTTGCGCATTTTGAATTAGAACGGCAGGTCGCCTACGTCGGCATCGGTATAGCCTGCGAGTGGGTCAGTATTCTCGGCTGGTGCCACATATCCGGTAGCTGCTCCTGCTACGCCTACATTCGGTGTGGCGTATGGTGAAGGCTGCTGTGTTGTCTGTGGCTGGTAGAGCATAGCCAGGCGCTTATTCATTCGCTGGCGGATAGCCTTGAAGAGATGAGTATTCTCGTCGGTGGGGTCTTGGTTTACAATCTCGGGGTCGCGTTCTTTGTTGGCTTCCTTCACTTGCTCTACGAGCTTCGGAAACTTCCGTACAATGTCCTTGATATAGTCAACCGAAAACGACATCTGCATTTCGTGTGTCGGTACGGTCACGTTGCTGTCGCCACGCTCCAAAGCAGCCTGGCGCACCTTAGCCTTGTACTGCTCGTTGAGTGGCCAGATGTTTACACGCAACTTAGCCAATGTGCGAGTAGGGTCTTTAGGAGCCTGCTCCACTTTAATTTCGTTCAAGCCTGCCGGAATGCAGACATATACACGCTCAGGGTTTTTCGAGTCGATACCCTTGAACACCTGCGCTCCATTTAAGGAGAGCAGGTCGATGTTGCCGTTGTAACTTGCCATTTTGTTTTTGTTGTTTTTATTTGTTTACTGTTTTCTGTTTAATATAGTCTCGATCTGCTGTCGCTCATGTCGTCCATCGTGCGCACCTTATACCACTTCTTTACGCGGTTCTTTGGTGCATATACCTTTGACACGCTTATAAAGTTGCCGCAAGCAAGGTGAAACGGACTGATATTGCCGCCGAACAAAGGCGAACTTTTTTCTCTGCAACCGCATTTTATATGGTCGTAAGAGATGCAGTTTTCGCACTTGGGGGGGTGAATGTTCGCATAGCGTATTATTTTATTTGAATTTTGCTTTAGGAAAAGAACGGCGTACCCACTTTAAAATACTCTATTTGTTCAATATCGTCAACAGAATAACTCTCGGCGCAATATTCATCGAAGTACTTGTGGGGTTCTTTTCCTATGGGATAGTCTGTGATAGATTTCTCTTCAGCATCAATCTTATCATAATCTATATAGCGACCTTTACATTGTGTAAACTTATCAATGTTTTTAGGTGTGAACACTAACAGGGCATCAGAAGTGACGATTCCCTTCAGTCGTCTAAGATCCTTTTTAGCCTGTTCCATGTCACCAATTCCAAAACAGAATCCTTTTGCCGTACTTGCTGTACCACGAAGTTTGCTGTAGTCAGTAGTATTTTTCAATATCTCTCGATGAAACAACTTAGCTATCTCAAAAGAAGAAATGTAACGATATAATTTCATAATCTATAAATATTTTAAGTTGTACTTTCTATATTCTCTATACAAATTACCTTATTCCTTCGTGTTTCACATCTACAGCAAAAGGCACATTCGGGTACTCTTTGCTTCCTCCGCAAAGCCATTTTTTTTCAACATTGACTATTTCCATAGGAATGTCTATAGGCTGAACTTCAATATCAGATTGCTCGGCTACTCCATATTGCTCTTCAAGTTCACGGGCAAATAGACATCTTTCCACTAAAGTCGCTCTACGAAATGAATAATACGACCTGTTTTCCAAATCATCTTCATCGGTAGAAAAATCGCATTCCCAACCTGGAATATAATCATAGAGCAAATAGTTCTCTCTGAACAACCTCAATGTGTCTAAAGGTAGACTTAGAGCACAGCGCAAAGTGAATCCAGACTTTCCAAATGGATCAAACCGATTCTTTCCACACTTGACGACAAGCAGCATTTCTTCATCCTCTATTCTGTCTTTTTCGATAGAAACTCGGACAAGAACATCCCAGACGTTTAATTTTTCTAACGTTTCACGTGCTATCATTAATTCTCGTTTTAAATAATTATTACTGCATCAGAACGGCAGATCATCTTCCTTTACGTCCGGCGTAACAGTTGCGGCGGTAGTAATTGCCGGAGACGACGCCATACGCCTACCCTGCTTGCGTGTCTTGTTGTTCTCCCAACGTTCCTTCTCCTCATCGGTAAGCGTGATGATGTTGCCATCGTCGTCGCGGTAAGGCAGAGGGTCGGGCTGCTCGGCATATTGCTTTGCTATGCGCTTTAGCTCGCGGTAGTCCTTCGGTATTGCATCCTTGCCAGGACGAAAGAAGAAGAAGACGTGCTTGGAGGTCTGCATATAGCGGATAAACTTCGGCTCGATGGTATTGTCATTCTCCCACTCACGACCGGTGAAGTATTCCTGCGTAACCCATGCCTGGAGCTTAAAGCATTTGCGCTGTTTGTCGCTCTCGTTCTCGAAGAGATGCTTAGGATTACACGCTATCGACATATTTTCGCAATAGTCGTATATCTTCTTCTTGAAGGTAGCACGGCTATACTCCTTGCTCTTACCCTCGGAAGCATCAGCCCAATCGCGCATAAACTCGTTGAACATATCGTCCGTACATATCGGCACACCGTAGACCTCATTGCGAGAGAAGAACCACTCGAAGTAGCGGACAATGCTCTCGGTGAGCTTCTGCACCATCTGGCGGCGACGCACATTGCCTTGCGGTGCAATGGCAAAGGTGTGGTAGCGCATCAGGAACTGCACTGCCAAAGCACAGATGTAAATGGCTTGGTTGCGGTCGGTGTCATCTATTTCTTCCGGCTTGTCGCTGAAGTTCTTCATCAACGCCGACATCAGACGTGCTGCTTTGCGCTTCTGCGGATTGGCTCTGGCAAAACGATTTGAGAAGCTGACGAGAGGGAAACGTCCTACTGTTGAGTCGTCATCGTCCGACAAAGGATAGTTGCAGGTGATGACATGTTTAGGGGCATCTTTTAGTGGAACAAGTTCCTGATCTACGCTTTTCTTTTCTACCGTCAGCCCTGTAGTAACCATATTGTAGAAGTACTTCATTGGGAATCCTTTTTGCTTATCCTCCCAGTGTAGAACCCTATACTTGAATGGTTCGCTGAGTAGATTGCCCAACACAAACCTCGCATCGGTAATATGCTCCATGCGCTTCATATCAATGTCGAGCACGTTCACGGCACTGCCGACTACCAATTTTACAATGATAGACTTGCCCGAACCTCCAGTAGCCTGTTTTTCGTCGGGAATGTCGTCTTCAAGAAAGTACGGACAGACTGGCATCATGCCTTTGTTGGAACGATAACACAAACGGCCAATGCCTGAAATCATATTGACGAAATGAGCACCGATAACGGCTTTCTCCAATTCCGTCAACACTTCCTTATTGCGCTGCGCTTCTTGCTCTCGCTCCCAGAGAACATTGGAGCAACCACGCACGATACGCAAGATAGGCCAAAGGTCTTTTTCTTGTTTTCCCTGCCAGTTGACATCCCAACGATAGGTTTGCGCCCACTCGTCGAGGTCGGCCTTCATCTGACCTATCTCGGTGGTAGTGAACACTGGCGACCCGTCCTCATTCTGCATCTTCTCCTTCTTGTCAATCGCTTCCAGTCGGTCGCGGTATTCCTGACGCTCGGTGATGGTGAACGGTGTCTTGAACACCCGCATCGTGAAGTCATACGGCTTCTTGGCAAGCGAGGGGATAAAGAAGTTGATGTCGTCATACGACACCGTGCGGATGCTGTCGGGCGTTATCTTCAGTGCCACATTGTTGAAGTAGAAGTACTCCGTCTTTGCATCGAAGGCATCGGCAAAGTTAATCACCATACTCTGCAAACCTCCGGCAGACTTCTCCGTGAAGGTCTTATCCACCATATTGGCACAGTCGGACATCAAGCGTCGCTCGTTGTCGCTATGCCGCCATGCCTGTTTTGTGTATTTTAACAGTAATGTCTTTGCTGCCTGGATGATGCTCTTTACGTCAATATACTCCACAAAGCATTTGTTCAGGTGGATATATTGTCCTACGAGGTCGGTGCTCTCGGGATCTATCATGCGGTAATATCCGCGTGCCGTCATAAAGAGCCACAATCGCGTTGGCGACACCTTGCAGGTAGGTGGCTTTGGTTTGCCGCTTCTTGGGTCACGCGGCCATTCTATATCAAACGGCTCTGTGTTGCTTGCTCCACGCAAACTGGAGTAAAGCGGCAGACGAACATCATGGTCAAACTGGAAGTTCTCTTCCGCATTCATGGTATATGTCAGCAGATAGTCGCGCACGCTTCGGGGAGAGCTGCCGTATAGCCATTGCCAGCGTCGGCAATAACGTGAGCGAAAACCTTCGGGCAACATTGCATAATACAATGAGCTGAACTTTGTGCATATAGCTCCGCAGTCGCGCTGTGAGACAATGTCGTTGGGGTATAGGATGATGACATGCTCGGCAAAGCGGTTCATCTTCTGATATTGCACACCGCTAAAGTCAAGATTCTCCCGCTTCCACTCGCCGCGCTCTATATACCAGAAGTTTCTCCGTCCGATGGAGAACGCCACATGATACCAACAGAAGTCTTGGAAGTGTTGGTCTTCCGTCTTGTCAAGACGCAAGGAACGCATGGCATAATATACACTCAATGCGTCTTCGGGTGTACGACAAAAGACGATGTTGCGAGCTTTTATCTCGGCGGTAGGAATCTTCTTCTTCTCTTGCTTAAATGTTCCTTTCCCCACGCCATTCTTGTCTTCACGTTCTACCCAGATTTCTTTTTCTTCGGTAAACTTCTCCGTCGGCTCGAACTTCTGGATGGCTGCATGTACGGCGGTGTTGTCGCTCTTGCGCTGATCCATTGCATAGACGAACACGTTGTCGCCCATGAGCCACTTGCTCACCTTCCTCACGCTGTGCTCCTCGGCGGTAGAGAACACTATCGGTTCGCTCCCAGCCATTGCTGGACGGAAGAAACATCCGTAAGAGTTATGCGGACCTATTTCCTGTGAAGCGAAGCATACGAACAGCGGATTCCAGGGCGTACCATGAATAATCTCGCTAACGTGCTGACCATCGCGTATCACGTCGGGCAGCGTTACGCTCAGAAGAGAATATATACGGAAGTCCTTGTTGAGCATGTCGGGCGTAAACGTACTGCCAAAGCCGAAGCGAGGCAATCCTTTGTCGAGCGTCACCTCACACCCAAGAGCTGCAAGCTCTTGTGGCGAGAAGTCTGTCTTCGGCATGAAAGAGAATGTCTCGATGGTCTGCTGTGCCTGAGTACGGTAGTCCATCTTGGCAAACACCTCTGGGAAGGCACGGCGTACCTCGTCGGTATCGCCATACACATCCCTTACAAGTCTTTGGCAGATGCGCTGAAGACTATATCCGTGCATCGGAATATTCATCTTGGCTGCGTACAACTCGATGGCTCCGTAGCCGGTCTTACCCGTGCGGGTGCATTTCCACTTCACGGCACCATGCTCTGCCATTCGGTTGTCGTCAACACCCACGCCCGAATAAAGTCCACATCGCTCATTTTCATAAATAATGAAGTGGGGTGTCTGCTTGGCATCGGCATCCGCGTCCTGCCCCTTCTTGCAGATAGGACAGAAACACGCGGTCTGACCCTCGATACGCTGCTCGTTGGCGGGCTTCACGAGAAGGTGCAGGTCGATGTTGGCAAGACGATTTATGATAGGATGAAAGAACATGATTGCTGTTATTATTAAAGAAAGGACAGCGATGAAAAGCCAAACTTTTCGGTATTACCAGAATCCGAGGCTCTTGTGTCCACCCTGATAAAACTTACTTATAGGAGGGCGTTGCCGCTACCTCATTCTCCATGCTGTCCTTTATTCTTTCTGTTTTTACATTTGTTTTTACTATAAGTTCAGAAACGTTTCCGTGCGGAAGTGTCGGATGGTGCAGTTAGCCAAGTTCTTCATGCAGTTAATCAACATCCGCACGAACTCCTTAAACGAAATGACGCTCTCATTAAGATCTATTATCTCCACAGCCACACGCCAATAACACTTGCCGTTTCTCACTCGGCAGGAATGCTCGTTCCTTACTATTATATTCCCTACATTGCCCTGCATCATCGTGAACAACTTCTGACACACATCCTTCACTAAGGCGAATGGAGCATGGAAAAGCAGTACTTTGTTGTCGCTGTCATAGTCGCGCACGGTCTCCGTATAGGCTATGCGGTGTAGATATTCCCGATGCGTAGGCCGTCCTTGCCTTTTGTTCCGGCGATTAGGGATGTAAGGGCAATTCAGATACTCATGGTTAGGCATTTCTATTCAATATATTTCAAACAAGCCAACTTTCGCATCATCTGCCATGTGGAATAGATGCTGCGCTTGCAGTCAAATACAGGGTCGTGTTCCGCACCTTTATCAATGTCCTTATAATCCTCAACAAGGTCGTATGCCTTACTCGGATGATAGAACTCTCCACGGGCATTACATATCAAGCGAGCCGCCTCGTAGATAAACGTGCGATGGTCGCGGAAGTTGGTGTAATGCACGGGAACTTCTAAGCCCAACTTATAGCAGATATTACGCAAGATAGCAATATCAAAATCTGAACCTTGAGCCCAAAGACACAAGTCCTGATTGTGCAACGCTTCTTTGATTTCTTTAACCCATCCAAAGAGGTTACTCACAACAGTCTCTATAGGCGAACATGGTGTAGCGTCATCATCACTGTCAAGAACTGCCGCTTTTGCTCCTTCGCTCTTCTGCTTCCACCAATCGGCTGTCTCTTCATCGAAAGTAAAACCCTCGATGAACATTCCCCGAAGGTCTACATGAGCCGAGAATGTAGGATATTTAACAGTACTATTGCCACCATAAAAAGGTGATTTATCTCCATCACGATTCCAGACTACTGCCCCGACACTCATCACGGCAGCTGTAGGTGCAAGTGCACAGGTCTCAAAATCTAAAGTAACATCTATCATTTTATTTAGTAGGTTTTAGGTTAAACTGGAAAAGACAATTCTTAATACCATTAGACTCCCATTCCTTCCAATTGTCAGTGGTAAAACGCTTGATAACTGTGCCGGTGCTCATACCGCGCTCATTCATGAAGTCGAAGAACTTTTTACAAAGTCCAGTATTAGCACGTCTCAGACATTCGTAGAAAGCACCAACCTTATCACTCTTTGCTAAGGTATAGAGATACCCCTTGTCGCCCTTATCGGCTTCTTGCTCTTCGTCTCCGGCATACGACAATAATAGCTCGGCTACTTCCGGCATAGCTAAAAATTGTTTTTTACATTCGTTAATGCCGATGATTTCCCAAACAGAAAAACCGTTCTTAAAGAAACGCAGATAAAAAGTGGCTACGGAGAAGCCTTTTGCCTGCATAAAATCAGACAACGATTTCTTTTCTTCCACTGAAATATCTTTAGCGTTCAAAGATTGCAATGGTGTTGTTATTTTCTCGATATTTTCCTTTGTCATTTTTCAGTTATTCACTATATTTGTTGCAAATTTAAGAATTAAAATATAAATAACAATAGCTTAGCTACTTTAATTTTTCAGTATTTATCTTTTTTAACGATTTGAGTGTCATTTTTAAATAATTCAGTTATGAAGTACCAATACAATTATTCGTTTCTCAACAGATGGATGGAGGCCAACGGCAGGATAAACATCAACACCATCCTGCAAGCCATCGGATCAACATCTAACAACAGTCTGCGTCTATGGGAGCAAGGCAGATGTCCCATGCCAGTATCAAGCATTCTGCGCTTCTGCAACACCTTTCAAGTGCCTATCTCAGCTTTCTTTTACGACAAAGATAGCGACCCAACGGGAAACTCAATGTACGTACAACCACAAGAAGGTGACATATTCGCTCCTGACGGCGGCTATGTTACAGAGCGTAAAGCTGGCAGTCGTGCGCTTCTCGACCCGTTAGACGTGCAGCTAATTCCGTCCGTCGTACCAGGAATTGTTGATTCTGATAAAAAAGAGTGCAGCGGTACGGACAAGCCCTCCTCTATATGTGTCCAAACGCACGATACGGGGCAAGGAGAGATGATCGTAGTAGGCAATGTTAGCGATCAAAATATGAAAGCACTGCTCGACCTCGAAGCTAAACGCATGAAGAGCGAAGAGCGTCATAGCGAGGAACGCGCACGTCTGCTCGATGTGATTGCAGAACAACAAAAGCAAATCGCTAATCTCACTCGTATGCTCAACGAAGCAAAAAACTACAAAAATATGAGCATGGATAATGGTTATATGGTTGCCGACCGTCCTACACAAGACTGACAAAAAAGCGTTACCTATCCTCACGGACGGGTAACGCACAAAAATATAAACTAAAAACTAATTATTAACCACTTATTATCTACTACTTACTATTTATTTTCGTTCGTTTATCGCTGCCATCTTGCGACGATAAAACTCTTTTTCCTCTATCTGGGTAAGTGTCATGTCGGCACTTACATACGGAACGTCGGCATACCAGTAGCCTTGATGCAGGAACACGATGGGCGTGCTATTTCCAAACGTCATGGGCAAAGGCAGGTTGTCTTTCGTGCGCTTCGGCTGAAGGTTTAGTATGCAAAACAGCTCTGCCTCACTCACGACTGGCAGGGCATTCATCTCTTTTTCCAAGTCGGTGCCTTCGATGGGGAAGAAGAACACACGACCATCGGGCGACACTTCCTTATCCCAACCGTCACGTCCAGTGGTGTCGGCAAACTCCACGGCTCCTACTCCACCTGCCATGCCTTCAGGCGACTCGTAATAGTGCTCTGCTCCATGTTTTTTAGCCCAATCAAGAGCCTTCTGCTCGGCTTCCTGGCAGCGGTTCATAAACTTCTGAATGTCGCTACCTACATTAGACGTAGCCGACACCTTGTAATAATAATGAGGTTTCTTCATATATTCTTAATTCAAAATTGACAATTCAAAATCGGCTTTGCCGATAATTCAAAATTCAAAAACAAAAATCACCTTAGCGCAACGTAGATGACAGGCTCTCCACATTCATCGTCCTTCATCTTAAAGCCTCTCACAGCCAACTCCTGAAGGTACAATGCCAACGGATCGCCCAACGGACATACTACTGCCTTGAAGTACGTACGAAGCTGATAGTCGGTGAACATGTCGCAGTCTTCACGCCAATGGTCGAGCGGCTTGTATTTTTCGCAAAAGGCTTCTATCTTGGCAGGGATAACAAAGTCTTGTAAGGTGACTTCCGGCTGCTCGGTATTCTCTATTATGTCTTGTTTCTTTCTACTCATAAGTTCTTATGCTTTATTCTTTTTACTATAAGACAAGGGACAAAAACAAAGAACAAGAGAAGAAACACTGAAAACCATCAGAGCAAGCTGCCACCATTCTGACGTAGACTTTATATTCTTTGTGTTCTTCTCCTTCACCACATTCGTACTATCCTTCTTCGCCCAGTGGGTACCCGCGTTCAGCCTGTTGCTCAACACTAAGCTATCTATTGTGTGCTGCATCCGCGTCATTATCTCTTCCTGATGCTTCAGTCGTGCCTCGTATGTGGCATTGCGCTCATAGTCGCCCTTGCGGTGTACGGTTCGATCGGTGGTGGTGGTCTTGTTGCCTTGGGCATCCGTACTCTCAGTCACTCGCTCAGTGATAGTTTCCTCGTTACTACCCTTGTCGGTCATAGTGCCAGATGTATGATTCTCGTCCGTGACTCTAACGGTGCTGCTGTCCGTCATCGTCTCCGACTTCACCACGCTGTCCTTAACGATAGTTACGTCACTATCATGCCGTTGCTCACTACTCCCCTGCTCCACCTTTCTTGAGGCGGCGCAGCTCATTAACGTGATTACAGCCATAAGCCATAATGTAATGATTTTGATTTTTCCCATATATTTATGTCTTGTTGGTTTCTGTGTACAAAAATAAAAAAAGTCGCCAACACAAACAGGACATACTAAAAACACCGCCTACCTTTGGGAATGGGTAAGCGGTGTAAAACTATTTATGAAGTTTTTTATAATCCAAACAGACCTTTTTACGTTTATTGCCCTTAAAGCAATAGCCAAGTAATTGGCTAAACTTACCTTGTAGTACATTGCTCTCCAATAGATTCTCTATGGCTGTCACCTGCTCCTGAGTCGCAATAATCCGGACAGTCTTGCCGTCATAATCATCAAGCGTCACTTTTTTCAACAAGTCCGACATCTCACTACCCAGCCACTCGCCTGTTTCGCCGTCAAGCATGGTCAAAAGCTTCTGCCACTCCTTTTCGCCCGGTTTCGGCTTCACTTCTTCCGCTTCGACAAACGCAAACGTCTGCTGCTGGGCTTCATGCTTCACACTATGCTGTTTTATCCATTGCTCCATAATGTAAAACACGAAATCCTCCACCGTGCCATTCCATCTATGCGGTTGCTCTACCGCTTTCGGCACTCCATTATAGGCATACGCCTTAAAGTCGTTCCAAAGGTCTTCGGGAACGTCAGCAACAAACGCCTTGAGCCGTTCTTCGTCGAGCGTAGGATATAATGACATTAACTTGGCGCACAAACGTTTTTCTGACGAACCACGATGCAACTCCAATTCTCTCGCCAAGCCCAACGGTGTGCGCTTAATATGAAACTTGATTTTTTCAGGATTGCCTCGTTTGGCGCTACCCCTATAAATAGGTTCATAGCCTTTTTTGTTGGGGTCAATGCACGATAGCATTATCTCTATCTTGTTTTCCTCGCACAGTCGCTCCATGTCACCACGTGCCACGTCCAACACCTGTTTGCGGAACTGTGAGAACTTTTGATATTTCTCAGTAGTGACAACCTTTGCGGGTTGTTCACTTTTTTCCACATCGACCTTAAACATACCCAATGCTTCCTTCAGCTCACGATAATCTATAGCAGGGTGCATCTGCCCCCTGCTCGCGTACTTCATCAACAGAAGATAAAGACGTGACGTGTAAGCCGAATTGCAGAAATAGGCGATACGTTCAAGATGATTGAAATATCCGTCTGCCATATCAAACACGGCTTTTGCCACCTCAATGTTTATTGTAACCTCGATATATCCGTCACGACGGAACTTGCGCACTTCCTGTCCGTCCTCGTCTATCTTTGTTTCTCCGTCTCCCGAATAGTTGAAATCTTCTCCTTCTCGTGATGTGAAGTTCTTCGGGATAAATATCTTGCTGAATATAGGCATATAGTCCTCACCTTTTCTAAGTCCTGTCTCTGGATCGAAACGCGGTAAATGAAACTCTATCTTCTTCATTTGGTTTATCACCTTTACCGACTCGTCATAATGGCTGCTGTCTATACCGAAGTCAGCCAGGCGCAAACGTATCGGTCCCAACTTCAACAGGTCTTCTTTCGTTATACCTCCATTGGGTCGTTCCTTGCTTAAATAACGATGTTCGTTAAGAAACTTGGCAAAATGGTCTTGCAGTCGTCCGCTTACCAACAGCATAACGTCCTGTTGTATGAGAGAATAGCTTTTAGCGTATGATGTATAGTTGACAGGTGTGTTTATCCAGCGCAATTCGTTCAAGGCATGTTGAAGTTTGCCTTCATTGTCTTCTTTTTTCGCTTTCTTTGCCATAACCTACGTTTTTATGTACTTAAACCTACGTTTTTATGTATCAAAACCTACGTTTTTGTTTACCAACTCCTATATATTTGTTTACTTCGTATGCTCTAACTCGTTGATTTTCAACTCCTCCAATTCCCCTTAATATAATGTAACATAAACTATTCTTTTATTCTTTCAAAACGAAAAATCCATAGTTTATAATTATATTAAGGTTTTTGAGCGTATTGATTATCAATCATTTACCTACAGTGAGGTAAACAAAAACGCAGGAGTTGGTAAACAAATCCGTAGGTTTAAGTAAACAAATCCGTAGGTATTGGTAAACAAATCCGTAGGTATTACAAACCAAAAACAGCACACTTTTGTAGTGACTTCGTAAACATTAAGGTAAAAAACTTTAGTAGGATTTTACCTTACATATTACAAGTCCTCGTTGAATATCGCCTCGCATTTTTCAAAGTTGTCCATATCGGTGTACATCAGACTTTAGATTTTACATTTTGTTTCTGTCCAAAAACTCAATCACAGCCTGTAGCGCCAAATCCTTGATAGGCACGCCAGTGCGCATTTTCATCAAGGCGATACGCTCGTAATACTCCATCGGCACGTATATGGTGATGCCATTCTCGGTCTTCTTACCCTTCGGCTTACGCATGTTCGCAGCAATATCGTTGCTGAATGATGTGGTTGCCGGTTGATCTGCTACAGGAGTTATAGTTGTCGATGTCTCGGTCTCAGACGTTGTTGTAGAAACAGTCGACTTTTCAGTCGCCGGAACTTCTGCGGACGAAGCAGAGACAGTATTCGCTGCCACTTCTCCACTTCCCTTTTTCTCCCTGTTCTCCTGACGCTGCTGTCTACCTGCTTCCAAAATGCGCTCGTTCTCGTCTATAGCGTCTGAATTTTCCAGACCAAAATGCGCAACTCGTTTCTTCATTTCTCTTGCCATACCCTATAATATTAAAAAGTGAAACTGTTGATTATCTCCTTGGTAAAACGCTCATAGTCCTGCCCTACCCTGCAATACGGTGCATAAGCAAAGATGTCTTCTCGCATAGCTTGCGCTTCGACCATCTTCGTGTCGCGGCGCGTATAAGCGTCAAACATATAGTCCTGATACTTTTCGCCGAGATATGCCTTAAACTCCTTTGTGGCGTTGGTCTGGTCGTTGCTCATTACCATCAGCAAGCCACGAATGTCAAGATCGGGATTAAGATCCTCACGTGTTTCCTCGATGGCGTTGATGATTTCGGCAATACCTTTTGTTGCCAACACTTCGAGCTGCACGGGCAGCACTACACTCGTAGCGGCTGTGAGAGCATTGTATGTAAGCAACGACATAGCCGGTGGGCAGTCTATAAGCACGTAGTCGAAAGCATCCATGACGGTGTTCACGCCTTCGTCTGCCAGTTCGGTGCCTGCTAACTCGTTCAGTGGCTTGGCGAGCAATTTACAAAGGGCTTTGCGAGGCAATGCACGCTGATTCAGAAACGGTTCTATGGATATAAGCTGCGACGCAGCTGGCGCGAGGTAAATTCCCTCACGTACCTGATAAACGGGCAAATTGCTTTGCTGTACCAATGCGTCGTAAACGGTAGGCTTACCTGCGTTCTGAGTCTCGCTCCATCCGAAGAGGAACGAGGCACACGCCTGCGGGTCAAGGTCGATAATGAGCACACGCGGCAAGCGTTTGCGTCCATCGGCATCCACTCCAAATTTTCCTTTACCAAAACGGCGCAATCCGGTCGCTAAACTCTGCACCGTTGTTGTTTTTCCTACACCGCCTTTGTGGTTTACAAAGGCAAGCACTTCTCTAAGTCTTTCCATCTTCTATAAAGTATATTTTAAAATTGATGATACTATTCAAATATACAGAACACGTATAATCTGTAATACGTTGCAAATTTAAGAATTATAATTGAAACAAACAAATATCCATGCACATTTATTTGTTTGTTTGTTGATTTGTTTGTTGATTTCTTTCTTGATGTATTTATATATGTATTGATTGATTTATTTATTTGTTTATTGCTTTATGTCTTGATTGATTTATGTATGCGTTTGTAGATTTATGCATTTGTGTATTTATGTGTGGATGTGTTTGTGTGTTTATGAGAAACCACAAATGTGGATTTGTGGTTTTATGTGTTTGTGATTTTGTGTTTTGATGTAATTGTGTAAAACCACTCTCTTCGTTATCAGTCCCATTCGTCATTTACAATTATGTCCACACGCCAGTCATCAGAAGAAACGGATGAGCCCGACCTTTCTTTGACATCGGATTCAACCGATTCAACGGATTTTAGTTTTCGTCGAACGAAAACAATGAAACAGACTGTCATCTGTTCAATCTGTTTCATCAGATGACGATAAATCAGTTCTTCTCATTCGTTTCATTCGATATTTTATTCCTTCGTTAATCCACCGATCATCGGCATAAAGAACACCGCAGCACCCGCAAACGCCAACATCACCATTCCCGTTGACACAGCCATCAGCACTGCCAGTACACTCGCCAATACCGTCTTCACGCTTAGGTTCTTGTATTCCCTTGCCGTGTTATCTTCACGTTCCTCTCGTAGCGTCGGCTCGCCTACCTGCGGATAGTTACGCTTACGTTTCGGCTTCGGCTGAGGTATAGGCTCCGACTCTGCTTCCGGCTCCCGATCCTGATAAATATCCGGCTCTATAACGTGAGGCTCCGGATGATGAACAAATCCCGATTCGTCTATAACAAGAGGCTCCTCGTCAATAGCAATAGATTCTTCCTCAATGATAGGCTTTTCCTCAATGATAAGGTTCTCATCAATAGCCGGTTCGTCTTCAATCTTTCTATCCACACACACGATAACATCGCCGTGCAAGCTGACCTCTATCTTGCAACCTGCCACAAGGTCTTTCTGGAGGAACGTGCGCTCGCTTCCGCAGTTGGCATGGGCGAAACGGTGTCCGTTCATTTCCACCTCGTCAAAGTCGGCTACATACGTCACCTTGCCAGTCTTTTCGCCTACCGTAGTATGGTGTCCGCGATATGTGGTTACGGCCTTAAACACCGGTCGAAACTTAAAAGCGCAATTATACTTTGCGTCATGATCGGTCTGTCCTATACGGTCGTAATAGTCGTAGTTGTCGAACTTGAACACAAGACCGTCGGTAGGGTAGGGCAGCGACTCACGCTCCACCTCGGCAGAGCACACGATGTTCTCAATGTCCTGCTCCAGTTCGGCATCCGTTTTCTCAAGATTGAGAGCCGACACGAAGCCCGAAGTCTTAAAGCCATTACGCTCAAGAGCCTGCATAGCAGCCGTGTGTCTTATCACGCCGTCCATAATGAGGCGGAAGGGATGAAACTCCAGACGCTTGCACTCGTCCTTTACAGCCACTTTCTTCGCCATGATGCCGTTACTCGTAGAACGGGGCGATTTGCCAGCCTTGCTATAACGGGCAAACTCCTCAAGCGAGATGATCACCTCACCTCTCACCTCCACTCGGTCGTACTGGCTCCATACGTCCACCTGGGCAGGCACGCCTTGAACATGCTTTATATGTTCCAGGCAGTCGATGCCGTACAACTCTTTGCCATGTCCGTAGGTAGCTTCCGAGAGCGAGCCGCGGCGATACACAAGACTCACGGTCTCGCCGTCGAACTTCCACTCTATATCTACCTTCGCGCCCTGACTGCTGATATTGGCAGTGCGCTGCTGCGCTCTCAGGTATTTCACTACCGACTTGGCATCATGCAGCTTCTTCATCGAGAGGCACGCCGTGCGACGTGCAACAGTGCGCTTGCCGTTGCCGTTCTCGCTGTAGCACCGCTGGGTAGGTGAGTCTTTCAGTATATCATCCGGATGCGCGTCTTCATATTCCTGCAAAGCGAAGTAAAGAGCATCATATTCCTCGTCGCTTATAGAGGGGGCGTTCTGCGCAAAGTACTTATAATCATGCACCTTTACTTCGTCCACCAAAGCGCAATAATCCTCAAAATTCTTAATTTTAGCCATATTCTGTAAAGTATAAAAAGTTGTTGTTATATTAATTCTCGTCCTCGTCAGGGATAGAGTCTTCGTTGTCGTGCCAGAAGTGAGAGTACTGCACCATGTCGATTGCAGTAATCAGATTGTCGTCAGGGTAAAGCTCTTGATCGAGTTCCATGTATAGACACATTTTCCGTCCCGATTTGAAATTGACTTGTACGCACTCGTTCCCATCTTCATCATCTTTACTTGACCATGATTCGTAGCTCTCGACCTCTCGCGCGTCAAACGTCACGTTCTTTCTGTCGTTGTTGTCTTCAAGGTCGAACATCTCTGCATGAATAAACGGATAAACTTTCTTTGTTGCCATAATATTTCGTTTTTTATTATTGTTATTATTTATTTTTCACTTCTCTACTTGTGCCAATACTCCTACGACTCGTGCTTTGTCGTCGACATACCGATTAACCAAACAATAGTCTCCTGCCTTCACCCGCTTGTAAGGAATACGCTTATAATCCCCGAAGTCTCCCGACGGTCTGTAATAACGTCGCTTGCTTTCGTCTTCAGGGCATTCTGACGATGAACTGATAGCAAGGGAGCCAATGTTATTATTGAAAACACCATCTTTCCACGTTCCTTCCTTGTAAACATGGTAAGTCTCAGGCTCTTTTACCTCCGACAATATCATGTCGCGGGCTTTCAATCCTAAGTCAGCATAAGGCTCGGTAAGGTCTACCTCAAAATCGAAGCAAGTGGCAGCGCGAAGAATGCACATCGCATAATCTGTCACAGCACCTTTACCTCCGCTCGTAGTGCGCACACAGCGCATGGTCTCCGTCAAGTACTTACCTCCACCGTGCGACATTATCCACTCGTGCACATCGTCTGTCACTACATATTGTCGTCTCTTGCCACCGATGGCAGGCCTGCCTGCCTTCGGTGTTCCACTCTTTATAATTTCCATAGTTTCGTCGTTTTAATTCTCTTCTATAATATCGTCATCGTATTCAGCAAGCTCCGAACACTTCAACTCCTCCGGCAGCCATGCCGGCCACCAAGTCACGTCCATTGCCCATTGTATCATGTCTCCTTGGTCCTTCTTGTAGTTCCAGAACACGTGCAGCATCTTGAACACTTCCCATGCCTCGCTATCCGTCAGCTCCGACAACACGCCCTTCAGATTTTCCTCCTCGGCTGCTGTCAGATCCACGTTCTTCTCGAGCTCTGCCCAGTCGCACACCTCAGCAAACAACATGCAGGCAGCGTGCTCCGCATCCATATCCGACAACATCAGGCTGTTGGTAGCTGCTGCCATAGCCAACCAATATTTTTCGTTAGACAGCTTCCATATTGCCGAGCGTCGAGCCTTCCAGTCGCTAAGAGCCACCTCCACATGGTTCTCTGCTATCCAGTCACCTATCTCGCGCATGATACGTGCCATTCTCGGAGCATCGCCATAAGTGAACTCAGTGAGCAGCTTCACCTCCTGGCTCTCGTTAAACAAACCTTCGCGAAAGTCAATCGCGATGCCATTCTCGTTGTCCGTCACCGTCCACATCAGATCCTTGCCCGATGTCAACTCAAATCTTTCTTTTGCCATAGTTCTTTAAGTTTTTTGTTATTAATGTTTATTGCTCATGCTTGTATAATTGACAATACACACTATTTCTCACTCGCTTGATGTAAAAGACCGCTTCGCCCTTTACCGGCTCGTAGTCCGATTTTACAAACATGCTGTTTTTGCCATCAGTAGCAACATACTTCTCCATTCCGAACACATTCTTCGGAGTGCTATCCTCGTAATAGCTTTTGGCTACCGAGGACAGCTGAAGAGGAGAAAAATTTTCTTTTTCCATAAATATTGTGAATTTATTTTCTATTCATAACGTAGTTGATTACGCGGTCAGTATAGTACGACAAATCAAACATCTTGCCATACTTGCGAAGGTCAGCAAGTGAAATCTCGTTCACTTCGTGACCGACTTCCTTCTCTACCAGGTTCTTAAAGCTCTGGGTGCCCGGGCGACAATTTCCAGCGTTCAGCGAGTCATCGAAAGTGAACATGTACCTCGCCAAATCTTCCATGCGCTGCTTCTTCTCTGCTGCCTTCTGCGCACGCTTCGCACGAGCGTTAAGAAGGTCGAGAGCCTGCTGCTTGCGCTTCTCGGCATTAATGCGCTTCGCCTCCTTGAGCGTCTTCGCCTCGATGTGCTCACCTCTTACGAGATAGCCCTTCTTTGTCACGATGTCAGCAATAGCACGACCCTGCTCAACCCATTCGCACGCCATACCGTCGCGCTTGAACTCGCCGCGGTAGAAGGTAATCAAACCGCCTACAAGACGGATGCTGTAGCCCTTCTTGACTGTCAGACGGAAACCGCGCTTTATCATCGTAAACTGACAGCGGCGGCTATATCCGTTGTAGTCGTTCTCTTCCTCACAAGTGAGCGAATTTTCATTACCTACCGAACAGGTGCGATACATGACGTGTGTGCCCGTGTTGATAGTTTGCTCGATGAATGTCCCGAAGCCATAGCCGACGGGTTCGCCATTCTCATAGAAGATGTGACTATTAACATACTCTATATCACGTGCAAGCTTCTTTTCAGCCGCTTTCTCGGCTTTCTCTGCCGCAGCCTTCGTCTTAGCTTCCTGCTCCAGACGTGCCAGGTACTCGTCGCCGTTGGCAAAGCCTTCTTTGTTCAAGAACTTGGCGAATGCCTTCTCAGCAAATCCGAGTGTACGGCGTACCGCATTCTCGCGCTTCCGATCGTCATTCTCACAAGCATCGAGAGTAAGCATACCTTCAAGCAGCTCCACCTTGTTCTTGTCCTTCAGGTAGTCAGAATGGCGCAGCCATGTAGCACAAGCCTCTGACACGCTCGCCAACACCTGAGCATTGATGCTGCAACGCTTCGTGTCGTTCTTACGCTTGTAAGCCTTCTCCACGTCCTTAGCAAAGGTAGGAGCAATAATATAGAATCTGTTAGAATTGAAGTCCACAGCCGACTCCTCATTAACGTAATGAGTGCCCCAACCGCCTACATTATAGTCGGTGTAAACGTCCATCTTGTAGTTGTCAGCCAGCGGGAGAGAGAGGAAAGAGGAAGCATCCCAGCAGTTGTATTTCTCCTTATAACCGAAACGTACAACCGATACCTCACGACCGCGAGTTTTATCTGCTTCATCCCAACGAAAAGATCCGAGGAATACAGTAGCGTTCGCCTTCACATTGTTCTTAAACTCCTTGAATGTAATAGTCATATCGTATGCTCATACCCTTGAGACTTTATTAGGCTATCTGGTGCAGCCGATTTATAAATAATGTTTGTTTCTTTATCTATTGCAAAGGTAGCAATAAAAATTATAACTACCAAATTAATGACGCATAAATTATGTATTAATGCGTATTTTATTATTTTCAGTCGCCCATCCAGGAGCTCGAACCTGGTGCCACGCCTTGCCGTGGTGGGCGTTGCACTGTGGCTATCCTCACGAACCGCCAGCAGCTAAACAAAAAATACTCTGATTATGATTATGCGTTCCCGCCGAAGGGGTCGAACCTTCGCAAAGGGCCGTGCCGGGCGCGAGATGGGGTAGGACTATTATTTGTAAACTTCAATGGTCTCTATCGCCTCGCAGTCGATATAACTGTTGCCGGCTTTGCCTAACACCGAAATAACCTCCGTGTCGCTGCTGTAGGCGATGATGTCGTCCTCGCCGCTGTCGCCGTTGGTAAAACTGAAGCACACGCAGTCGCTGTGCATCTTTATTACTCCGTGCTGCTGATTGCTCTGAGCAGCCATCAATATCGTTTTCACTGTTTTGAATTTCATAATCTTCTGTCGTTTTTTTTTAAAAAGAGGTTGTGTTATAGGGGTGTTTATCTAAGCTCGGACCACTCCAGATTTCCGTATTTCAGTTTAGACTGAATATCATAAATAAATCCTGTAATGCAGCCTTTTCCGTCTTCCTGAAACTTCGCCAACTGCTCGTTCACTGGCAATGTTTCGTCTTCATAAGCAAACGTGCCATCTTCAATAAGTTCACCAATTTTCTTTAACAGTCGGCGACAACCAGCTTTCGTAGTCGCCCATATCCCATAAAGTCGGAATGAAGTGCGCGACTTCCATGCGTCGCAGGTACTCAGTATAATTATTCTTGCCATAATTTTCTGTCATTTTTTAAGGATTCCACAATATACGATTCATCAAAAATCTTTATTCGTGACAGCTCATTATCCACATGAATTGTGTACCCCTTATATTTGATGCCATAGCCAATGCAGCCATAACAACAAAACAGAGGCTCACAAATCATACTGGAGCCATACCAGGTGAATCCCCATGAATTTCGATTATATCCATTAAGCCAACCTTCGCAATCGCCATCACGCTTCAATATAGCATTGATTAGACGCTTCAATTCGTTAGGTATATCTTTCGGTACTCTCATAATCTGTCGTTTTTAAAGGGTTCTATAATATTCGTCTCATACCACACTGCCGCCTGTGCCATCGTGTCCTTCAATGCCTCGATGTACTGCATGTAGTTGTTCTGAGTGATGGTGATATACCGTTCAGGGTGTTGTCCGTCGTGGTCGCCGCTTGTCAGGTGGATGATGCAAAATGTGCGGTCGATGTCGTGATGGGCTACAAAACCTCGCTGCTCCAGAACTGCCACTGTGCGGTCGAAGTCTGCCGGAGTGGTAGGTATCACCTGCAACACGCTCCAGGGATATTCCTGAGCCGTGAGGAGTGTGTGTCCTTTCTGCTCACTAAGCAGAAAAGAATGAATTGTTTTAGATGTTCTCATATAATTAAGCAACTTTTTCTATGTCCTTCATATATGATGTTACACTAATATCTGTACGTATGCGACCGCAAGCCTCGTATTCCAAGCTTTCTGTCTCACCTGTCGCAAAATATTCTGCCTTGACAATATAATAGAGCATACAGAAGAGATAGGCAGGCTGAAAAGTTTCGTCGCTATCGAACAAACGACTGGGCCACTGGTCGATGTCGTTGGATAGATTAGAAAAGAAGCCATCATAGCTTGTGTGGTTTTCCTTTATCCACTTAGCCAGCTGATCGCGGTGTTTTCCTATCTTGGCTATAATAGCATCCTCCGCAGCCTGTGTCAGGCGAATTTTCACGCGACAAGAATCATTTTCGTAATTATAATATCGAGGACTGTGAACCTCTACGAACTCCAGTTCTATATCGTCGCTGATAAACTTCTGCATCCACAATTCCCAAACCTCCGTATATGCTTTGTAGATGTCGTTTTGGTACTGCTTATAGTCGAAGGTAAAATCGACATCCTCCTCCAGATCTTCTTCTACACACTCATAATATATATCATCATCTGGACTCCAGATTGAATCGTAGAATCCAACAAAACTTTGCAATTTACCTACAGTCTCATTAACAAATATCTTTGCCATAATCCTTAGTATTTTTAATGTTCTATAATAGGGGCAAATCGCCCCCGTGATACCTTATTTTTGATTTTCCGCTAATACCGTTCTCACGCTATAATAAGGCGTGTTAAACGGATATTTTACTTCGTTGATATAATACACCACCGTCGGCTTACTCATACGCAATGTGTCGCGACACTCCACACGACCATACATGCCGTGTACCATTAAATTCAAGGCGCACATCTTGCAAGCAATAGGATCGCTATCTTGTGCCACATACTCAAAGCGTCTGCCGGCTGAATGGTCCAGTTTGCTCTTCTCCATATAATGTGCCAGGAGCAAACGTCCGCTACCTGCTGCGCAGTCGTTCACCCTGCTGTGGTCGCCGGCTCCCAGGCCGCTGATCTGTGCCATTAAGTCCGACACGCTCTGAGGCGTGAAGAACTGACCCGTCTTCGATGCCTTGCCACGGCTTAGATACATTTCTTCGTACAGTATGCCAAACACGTCAAGCCACTGGCCATGCTCCATCGCCGTTTTTACGTCGTTGAGCCACAGAAGAGCAAGATCGGCAAAAGCGGGATTTTTTTGTGTGCAGTTTAAGAAATGCTGACCAGTTGTGCCAGTCTTAAAAGAATCAACACTGAAAAACTCTATAAGATAGTCGCAGAAGTCGCTCAGAGCCATTTCTTGCGGTCTGTGATGCTTGTTTGCCTGTTCAGTCAATACGTCGATATATTTCTTCTTATCCATGATTTTATCAAATTTTTATATGTTCTATAATAGGGGCTGCCCTGCTGCCAGAGCAGCCCATGATGTTGATTTAGTAGCCCCTCCAGAAGTATGAGTGACGGCTATACTGGCTCAATGCGTTCTCCTTTGCGAACTCGCGAATCTCGTAGTCGTAGCCTTTCATTTCCTTCATTATCGCCTCCGCTTTTCGTGCCAGTCGCAGATAGGCTGCGTACTTCTTCTTTGAAGCCTTCAGGCTCTCGATTTTGGCAAGTCGGTCGTTTTTGTGATGCTCTATAACAGCAACCGCTTTTTCTGCCTCCAGACGGTCGCCAGTGTTCCACTGCCAGTCGTTCGGATTCACGTCTTTCTTCTTACCGGTGTATCGGTTGATGCCGTGGCTCCAGTCGGCGGACAATGAGACATTAGGCCTATACTCTGTATAGTTGTAATAGTCGTAGCATTTCAGCTCGAAGCGGTATTCTCCGAACGAACTATAAAAGCCAGTAGCTTCATGTACGGCATCATGGAAGCGTTTATTCAGCACCTTGCCATCAAACTGTCTGCATACCTGAGCCAGTCCGTCCAGGGCCTTAATTTCGAGCTGTCGGCACTCTATCAATGCGTCAACGTGTTTACCGTACTCCTTCACCTCGTTGGCCTTCTTGTCGGCTTCATACTTCTTTACAGCCGCCCTAAAGTCCGCCTGCGTGCCGATGCTGTAGGATTTTTCCTTCATGCCGCGTTCACGGCAAAACTGATGATGCAGATCTATATACTCCTGTGCATCTTCTTTGGATGCGAGACAGCGCACCATCTCTATGCTTTCAGACTCCCACAGCCACACCGAGCCATCTTTGCAAATAAGATTTTTTGCTTCGACAAATATCTCTTTCATATATTCTCAATTTTAAAAGTGTTCTATAATAGGGGCTGCCCTGCTGCCAGTCGCAGCCCGTGAATGATGAATTAATAAGTCAATACCGCTATACGGTAGTACTCCATTTCTCCTTCTTCTGGAATATTGGCTATACACATGTCGCCTGTCGGTGCCTCGTAAATATACGAGCTGCCTATAATATCGTACACTGTGAACTCGCCTCGCTGCTGACTGTGCTCGCCTCCGTTGGCTATACACGTGATGCCGTTGTGATAGCCTCCGGCTGGTGCCGGAAAGTCCCCACCGACCATTCTATCCTGGAGGAAGCGCGACGTATATCTGCCTGCCTCCTTGCTTGTCAACTTCAAGGCCTGTGCCATGAGGCGCTTTGCCTCCTTCCATCGTGCCTCGTTGAACATGTCGCGACGCTGTGGTAAATACTGTGTATCGTTAGTAACATTGAATAATGCTATCTGTGCCATAATCTGTAAAATTTTTAAAGTTGGTGATGTTTTGGTCTGCCTATAACAAGGCGTTTAATACTTAATGCAGAGCAATATTGCCACTGCTGCTGCAATGATGTTGTAGCCGACGAACTGCCAGCCGGTGCACTTGATGGGATCGCCGTCTTCGCCATAAAAGCTGTGCTGCGACTGGAGCCACTGGCGAGCCGTTTTAAGGGCTGCCAGGGCGTTTTTTACCGTGCGACTGACGAGTAACACGACGACGGCAAATAAAGCCGTGAGAAGGGCACGTGTACTCGTTGTGCGTGATATTGTAATAGTTGGTGCCATGATGATATATTGTTTAAGCGGTTTTCTTATTCAGTTCTTCTACTTCTTGCCAGAGGCGTTTGTCCGTCTTGCTGTAGCCGGCTTCACCGTTGAAGGCGATAAAATCGCAAAACAACTCCTCGTCGCAATACTGTGAGAAGGCAAGCTCAGCCTCGTTTTTCAGGTCGTCTATAATAGACTCAATTTTGCGGAGAATGTGCGCAGCGTGAATCTTGCTGAGTCCTTTGTTGTCGTACCAGTTGTCGCGGATCACGTCGTCGGCTTCCAGCTCGTCGTGCTCATACTCGAAGGTCTCGTGCCATCCTTCTATCATGCCGCTAACCTTTACTTTTGCAAACCAGTCAAAATTAGCCGCTTCGTAATAGCCGGACGTGCAGCCGGCTTGAACGGTAACATCTACATACGTGTTGCCAAACCAAATAGTTTTAGTAATCTCTGAAAATAGAGATGTTGGATAACTGCGATCATTGTCACACTCTTCTATATCGTGCCATCCCTTCGCCTTCAGCTCACAGGCCACATTTTCCTTGTCCGCTTCATAATTAGCCTCTGTGTCCAGTTCATCAAACTCGCCTAAAAGGTCCTGGTCGAGTTCGCGCTCGTCTATTTCTTCCTGTGTGTAATATACAGGCATTCCTAACACGAAATAACGTGAAGCATTTGTTAATGCAAAATTCGGTGTACTCATAATCAGTAAAGTATTTATAAAGTTGGTGATGTTATATGTTTTCTATAATAGGGGAGGCCGGAGCCTCCCTGGTATGGTTAGGCGCAGCGCATGAAGTCGTCTAAATAATAGCGGATGCCGTATATAGTAAGGTACGGACGCGATTCGGTTTCAGGATCACGCGGGCAAGTGTATTTGATGCGCTGCCAACGTCGCGCCGTATGCTCGTTTCTGCTGGTGCAGTCGCGCCACAATACCTGTTCCCCGCCATCATCTATAACGATGCAATAGCCCCCATAATTGTTGGTCTGAAGGAAAGCGCAACCGAACTTGGAAAGCTCGTCGAACTCCTGTTTTTTAGTGATTCTTGCCATAATCTGTAAAGTATTAAAGTTGTTATAATTATATTGCATAAGACTTCACTGTGATGGCCTTGTCGGTGCACGACTCAACGGAATCAGCCTCCAGGATGTAAGCCTTCTTACTCCTGTTATACTGATAACCATGATTTCTCACAGACTTCATAACAAGGTTTTTAACGCGGAACTCAACACATGCCGAACCTATATACGTTCGGACTCCGTTCTTGCGGTTGATGGCGTAATGTTCCATTAAATACATTGTTTTCATAATCTTTGTATTTTATTTGTTACTATTTTGGTTTATTTCTTTAACTGCTGCAAAGGTATGAAAATAATCTAACACTGCCAAATAAAAATAAAAAAATTTTCATACAAATATTTATTTTCATATTATTTTATTATTACACCTTATTATATAATGCAAACAATATAAAAAACATAATATCAGTGATGCTCTATAATATCTATAATGAGTGGGCACCGCCTCAAATACTCTAATATCTGTGATATTATATAATGTGTGTAATGTGATGGAGTGGGGCACCAGGGGACACCACACAGCACGATACAGCGAGATACAGCACGATACAGCGAGATACAGCACGATACAGCACGATACAGCGAGATACAGCACGATACAGCGAGATAC